GACCCATTTTAGGTTTTCTACTTAATTTTTTATGTTCAAAGTCATCGTTTCTTACTGTTTTAATTTCACCAACAAGTCTTTCACCTTTGTAGTCAAGCATGACATCTCCATACCCATCAAACGGTGGATCATCAATTTTAACTCTAAACTCCATTGCTGGATGAGTTTGTTGGTTATACTTTCTTGGTATTGGATCAAACTCTAAATCTTCTGCAAGTAAACCAGAGGCTTCTATTGCTTCTTGAATTCTTCCATGTCCAAGGCTTCCTTGTGTTCTATTTGCTACACCAATTGCGTCTGAATTATCATAGAAGATCTGACCATCAAAGGCTAGAGACCAATACCTTGGACATTCTCCTGAGCCATATGTTAGATTGGATGCAGAGAAGTTATTTTTCTTAGTAAATTTTGGTTTTGTTTTAGTAAGATAGCCAGCGTTTATGGCAGTGTCTAACCCCTCAACAAGATTTTCATCTTCTTCACTATTTCTTTTGTTCTTTTTGATATCTTTAATCATAATCTGTTTTAGTAAGTTTTTAGCCATGTTTTATCCTTTGTTTATATTAATTATAGCAGGTTAGCGCATTATGTATTTAAGCGCTGAGACCAAATCGTTTATTGCTTGTGCTGCTGTAAAGTATATATTTTTCTTTGCCCTGTCAGATTTGTCAACATTAGCCATCCAAGTGGCTTTAAAAGACATCTTTGCTGCAATGGCCTGTAGCCTTACAATTTCAAGACTAGCAGCCTGTAGGGGAATATCTGGTTTTATGATAATCTTTGCAATCATAGTTAAGGCAACGGTTAACTCCTCATCTTGCATATAGTCTGCAATTTCTGTTAAACCATTTACCATGTCAAGTGTTGTTTTCTGTGTTCCTGTTTCAGACATTATATTCCTCCTCTGTTAATTGCTCTAGCATGTTCATTTCAATTATAGCAAGTCTTACCTTTGTATTGCCTTCTCCAAGAATTACAATAATGGCTGGAGATTTATCTCTACCTGCCTGGATTGAGTCAGTAACGACCTTTGCCCATACATCTTTATTTAATGTAAAAGATTTGCTGGCTTCTTTAAAGTCAACAACAAATCCTCTCCAAGTGGCATCGCCTTTCTGTGTATTTCTACCAGAATTTTTATGCTGTTTTGCACCTATTTTTTTTGATTCATTTTTTTCTGTCATTTTTTTTGCCACACCCAAACATCATCATAAACACTTAAAATGCTATCACTGTCTATATTATTTTTAAATTTCAATATTCCATCTTTTAAAACGCTCCAACAATGTCCAGAAACAATTCCTTTTCTTTTTATTTTTTTATACCAATTAAAAAGATCTTTATATATAATTTCAACAGTTTGCGTTGCATCATAAAAAAGTAAATCTATAGATTCATTATCAAAAATTGATAAAGAAGAGTCAGATGTTATATTTAATGATTCTATTTTTTCTTTAAATCCACTAAACTCAATATTATGTTTTGCAATAACTTTTGCATTATCAATTTCTTTTTTACCAAAAAAAATATCGCCTCCAACCCAAGATGTGTTGTATGGCGTATATGGATCTATTGTATATATTTTTTTAATATTTGGACAATGCTGTGCAATCATACATGCTGTTGTGCCATAGCCAGTTCCTACCTCTACAATAACAGAGTCTTTGGGCAAATTTAAATTAATTAAATGAATTAAACTTTGTCCAAAAATAGTTTTATCTATAAAATTATAAAATCCTGTTTCAGTTTCATTTTTTTTATTATTACTCATTTATATAATCTCTTTTCTTTGTTTTTGCTCATAGTCCTTCTTTGTTGGAGGTAATAGATTAACTTTTGAAATATGTTTTTGTGTACACATCCAGGTGGCATTTCCAGTTTCTGGCCAATACCTTAAAGATATTACAACTTCTTGACAAGTCTTGCATGGCCATTTTCCAGGATATACAGTAAAAATTTGCTCAGGCATCAATTATTTTTTTCTTAAGTTGTTCCTGTAAATCTAGATCTTCTTTAACACGAGCAATAAAACCATCACGGCCTTGTACCTTTGTGCCGTCATCTAACTGATACCATGCGCCAGTTCTATTAACCAAGCCCATTGATTCTGCAGTATCAACTAAATCTCCTATTGCATCAATACCAATATTGTCACCTCTAAAATAAAAATCATACTCACCAGATTGGAACCCTGGAGAGGTTTTAGAGAATTGTAGTTCCCAACGAATCTTTCTACCAATTTTTTCTTCAATTAATTTATCTCCAATTTTAATCTTTCCTTTAATTGCTTGATTTTCTGATTCAGAAGAAAACAATTTAATTACGCAAGATGAGTAGAACTTAGTTGCCTGACCGCCAGAAGGTTGTTGGCTTGTGTACATTGCATTAATATTATTTCTTGATTGTGAAATAAGAACAAGCAGCGTGGGCTTTACTTTATTGTTAGCATAGTTAAGCATTTTCCAGGCATTGCTAAAGTCTCTAGACTCTGCACCAATCTGCTTTGTATTTTCAAGCGCCTTCATTTCGTCTGAATCTTTTTCAAAATATATTGCAGGAAGCATTGATGTAATTGAGTCAATAACAATAAGATCAACTCCAGCATTTATAAGTCCAACGCCAACATCTACCATATCGCTAATAGTACGTGCTTGAGAGTAAATTAGTTTTGTTGGATCTACCCCCATCAGTTTAGCCCAGTCTTCCGAATAGGACATTTCAGAATCAATCCATGCACAAACCTTGCCTTCTTTTTGTGCTAAAGCAATCATTTGTAGACACATAGAAGACTTAGCAGATGACTTGCTACCCCATATAAGAACCTGTCTTCCGTATGGCAATCCACCGCCAAGGGCACGATTTAAACCAAAACTTGGAGTTGGTTGATACTCAAAAGTAATTCCCTCTCCTGTCCCAAGACGTTTTCTAATTCTTGGGTCTAACTGTGCTAGTACATCTTGTATGTTAACTGACATTTACATCCTCCATAATTACCGTGCCATCTTTGGTTTTACCAAAACTAAATTTATACGACTTGCCTTCTTCAATGTGCATGTATGCTTTTGGAAATGCAGTAGGGAATACTGTCACTGAGTGTAAGTCTCTTGACGTATCTGCTAAGGTTAAAGAAGCCATTTTCTTTCCAGCCTTTGTTATTCTTGATTTAAATGAAACAACAAACATTTCATCTTCTGTATAGGGTAGTTGCTTATAACTTAAAAACTTAACAAGTGCATTTGTTGATCCTTTTACTTCGTCAATAGGAACTGCAGAAACAATTCTATTATCATTAGCAAGAATTAAGTAGGTGCGACCTGTTTCAATAGTTGTTGATTCTTCATCAAATATACCAACGCTTCCAGTTTTGTCTAAAATTTCAACCCTTGACCATCCCTTTCCTCGTTTAATTGCTTTAACCATACCCATTAAAATAAAAGATCCTTTTTCTTCAAAATCCTCAATTGATTGAATAAATGCATAATAGTGAGATGGAATAGAAATATTGAACTCTGGAAGATTTAAATACTCATAAAGATTTTCTTTAATGTCTTCATCGTTACGTGGATTATCAGAAAATGTTGCAGCACCAGTTAGCCTAAGCGCATTTAGTGCTCTACTGTTTACGCCATTACCTTTTGTAAATGTAAACTCTTCAAGTTGTTTATAACTATTAAATGGTCTTGCATCAATATATTTTTGTGCAATGTTATTTGAAATAAACTTGATACCAGTTAATCCAAAACGAATCCCCTTACCTTCAATTTTAAAGTCAAGGTCTGAATCATTTATATGTGGTAGTTTAACTGATATACCCATACGTTTTGCTTCAATTAGATATTCTGTTCTACCGTCTTTATCCTTCTCATTTTTAAGAAGGGCAAACATAAACTCAAGTGGATAGTAGTATTTTAACCACGCCGTCCAATACGAGAGTGTAGAATAAGCAACCGCATGACTCTTGTTGAACGAATAACCTGCGTGTTCCTCAAAGTCTTTCCATAGATCCAAGGCTTTATTAGGAGATATGAACTTACTCGCCCCAGCAACAAACCTATCTTGAAATAGATTGAACTCTTTTGCATCTTTTTTCTTTCCAATAATCTTACGAACCTTGTCAGCCTCAGCCATTGTCATTCCACCAAGATAAACGCAAGCCTGCATAACCTGTTCCTGATAAAGAATACACCCATATGTGTCGTCTGTGAATTCTTTCATAGTTTGATGAATATAAGAAACGTTTTGTTTTCCGTGTTTACGAGCAATATAATCTTTACCAATAGTGTTCATAGCGCCTGGACGAACTAGGGCGTTTGATGCTGCTAACTCGCTAAAATTCTTTACTCCCATTTTTACTAGAAGGTTTGTGTACGGAGTTGCCTCACACTGAAACACACCTTTGGTATATCCATCTGAAAGCATTTCGTATACTTTAGAGTCTGTCATATCAATTGATAAAAGATCAATATCTTTGTAGTGATTTTGTTTAATCATGTCAATACAATCTTTTACTACACTTAAAGTTTTAAGTCCTAATGCATCAATTTTAATAAGACCAATCTTTTCAGCCTCTTCCATATCAACACCGACCACAGGAATGCGATAATCGGATCCAGGAGAAGAACGAGTTTCCAATGGCGCATACCTAAAGATTGGATCCTTACTAGTAACCACACCAGCAGCATGAATGCCAGTACCTCTAATACGACCACGTAACTGTTCTCCATAAATTTCCACCTCTGGATATTTTTCTCTAAATGATAATGTAGTTTTAGATGTGCAATATTCATCCCAAGTGTCAACAAGTTTTAAAACCTTATTAACATCTGCAAGTGGAATATCTAAAACTCGTGCAACATCTCGCACAACACCTTTATCTTTAAATTGAAGGAACGTTGCAATAGATGCTACATGCCTATACTGTCTAACTAAATAATCTTTTACTTCATCACGACGAGTATCTTGAATGTCTGTATCAATATCGGGAAAGTCATTACGTTCTGGATTAATAAAACGAAAGAACAAAAGCCCATGCTCTAATGGATCAATATCAGTAATGCCAAGAAGATAACAAACCAAAGAACCAGCAGAAGATCCACGCCCTGGACCAACTAAGATTCCTTCTTTCTTTGCCCAAGAAATCATATTTTGAACTACTAAGAAATATGGTGCAAACTTTTTATCACGAATAATTTCTAATTCTTCCATAAGTCTTTGTTCATAAACATCGTTGCCAAGCCAATTAGGGTTTAATCTTTTTTCTTCTAATGCAGCAAATGCTAAGGTTGCTAATTCTTGATCTGGATTTTTATATTGAACTGGAAGTAAATCAAGACCATCTTTAATTTCATAGTCTTTTACTGTCTCTGCTAGTAATAGTGTGTTTGAGTATATGTCTTCTCTATCAATACCCTGTTTTTTCATTGCTACCTTAATCTCTTCATAGGAAAGTAAATGAATGTCAAACTTATTAAATGTTATCTGGCGGTCTTCTCCGTAAAGATAATCAAGACGCTCCATCATAGAATCAATCTTTACAGATTTTGTATATGTAGCATCTTTTTGTACTTTAGCATGAGTGTTCATTAAAAGTTTAAACTCTTGAATATGTTTTTGTGATTCATCAACATGATGACAGTCTGGTGTAACTACTACTTTAATATTAAATTCATCAGCAAGATCAATAAGATATTTATTTATTTCTGGCGTATTATGTGGCATGACCTCAATGTAGTAGTCGCTACCAAAATTATCTTTAAACCACTTAATGTGTTTTTTAGCAAGTGCAAACTCTTGCTCTTCTAATGCTTTAACAATAACGCTGCTAGGGCAAGCAGATGTTACGATAATGCCATCTTTGTATTTTTGAAGAATTTCAAAATCAAATCTTGGTTTTTTAAAGAATCCATCCGTCCATGCTATTTCGCTAATTTTATTAAGATTTTCTAAACCTTTTTGGTTCTTGGCTAGAAGGATAATATGATTATAAACAAGATCTTGTTGACCTGTTCTTTCAGACTTATCTCTTTTATCTGATATGTCTGCACACATATATCCTTCTAGACCAAGGATTGGCTTAATGCCCTTTTCTTTTGCAGAACGGTAAAACTCTCTGTGACCAGAAAGTGATCCGTGATCTGTAATTGCAAGAGCGTTCATACCCAACTTGATAGCACGGTCTACATACTCTTGTGGAGTTGCTATGCCGTCAAATAGGGAGTAGTGAGTATGAACATGTAAGCCTACGTAGTTCATCTTACCAATCTGTATTGGTTGATGAAGTTACGGATGGAGTATCAAACCCCAAATAGAATGCTTCTTGTTCAGCATAAGGAATTTTCTTTAATGCTAATTCAAGAGCGTATGGCTTATGTGTTGTCCAGTTAAATGGTTCTTTATCTGGTGCAGATGGAATAAGTGTGTAACTTGTTTCAGTCCCCTGACCGTTACGCTTTAACTTCCATAAGATGTTTGAGATGCTGCCTGTTTCAAGGGCATACTCACGAATAGTATTGAATGCAGATTGCTTACTTACGCCCATTGACCAAATGGCTACGTATGGCTCTTCAATGCCATCATCTACAAGTACGTTGCAATAAAAACGAAGACGTGCTCTCCAGCCAGCCTTTACATCTTTACGATGCATTTCTTCAGCCCAGTCACGACCTTCTGATTCCATAGTGTCTACAGCCTTGCGTTTGTAGTCTTTTGGATTTGTGTGTTCTTTAACAACAAGTGCTAACCCACGATCTGCATTATAGTTTGCAGAGTCTTCATCAAGTTCTTCAACGAACCTAATCTTTGCAGACTGTCCATCGGCAAGTTTTAACCATCTTACCTTTGGAGAGTTTTCATCATACTTTGGCTTGTCAACTAGGGCATTAATGTTCTTTAGTCCCTTTACAATAGTCATATTATTTTTTCTCCTTATGTGTTATATCTATTTTAACATACTAGTGATGGAATTGTCAAATTGGAACTCCAACTTTTTAATTGCATCATCATCCATGTCGCCTATATCTTTATATTTTTTATCTACGTAAACAGAAGTAACAACAGGTCCAAGTCTTTGAATTAACTTATCTCTCATTATTATTCCTGCATCATCGTTATCTGCAATCAAAACAATACTATTAAAATACTTTTCTAATAGTTTTATTTGTGCTGCAGAAACATTAGCACCCAGCGTAGCAACCGCAGGGAATCCTACTTGATCTAGCCTAATTGCATCAAAAGAAGACTCTACTACATAGACAATGCTTGAAGCCTTTATTCTATGTAAATTAAATAAGGTTTTCCCTTTTGGCAAACCAGGGGTATTCTTAAATTCTTTGCCTTCAACTGTTCTAGCAACAAATCCAATACACATGCCGTCTGGAGAGTGTACTGGAATTGTAACTGAATCTTGTTTTTCTGAATAGCCAAGATTAAATTTTATCATTGAGTCTTTAGTTATTTTTCTACCTTCGTAATACCTAACTGCTCTTGGAGACTCTAATGCATTATTATTTAATCTTTTAATTAATAGTTCATCATACTGGATAAACTCTGGTTTACTTACTAACGCCTTATTGACTGATGTCTCAATGCTACTTTCTTGCTCTTTACTTTTAATATATCTTATTGCCTCAAAGTAGGTTCTATTGGATATATACATTACAAACTCAACAAGAGTTTTTGTGGTTTGACATCCAAAGCAAAAAAACAATCCATGCTCTTTTGATACTTCACCAGCGGGAGTTCTGTTGTTGTTATGATACGGACAAAATATAATATAGTCTGTTCCATACTCAGCCTCAATATCAATGCCAGCACCAGTTAGCACACGATTAACTTGTTCTGCAGTATAAGAATCTTTAACCATTTTTATCCTCATAATCCTTATAGCGATAGTATCCTCTATCAAAATCTACTTGAACTAAAAAGTCCCCCATAAAACCATTTCTATTTTTTCTAAATACACATTCAATAATATCACTATTCGTAGCACGACCTAAAGCCATTACCCAGTCAGCATCATAAGCAATTTGTCTTGACCAAGCCGTTTGTCCTAAAGTTGGCGGTGTAGAAAGATCCTTAACATCATCTGGAGTAGCAGATGAAATAGCAATAATGGGAACCTCTTCGCTAATAGACATAAGTTTAAGTTCTCGTGAAAGGTTTTTCATACGTACCGTCTCACTATCGGCCTTTTGATTTGGTGACATTAATTGTAAATAATCAACAACAACAAAGTCTGGCTTATATTGATCAATCTTTCCACGTATAACTGAAGGAGTTAAATCTCCTCCGTTATCATTAGAGATAATGTGAAACTCTGGCTTGCCTTGTAATTTATCTGCATGCCATTTTTTAAGCATTTCAATTTCTACTTCGCCATTGCTAAGTTTACGATGAGACCATAAGCCCTCACCCATAATTGCAAACACACGGTTACGAACTTCTGTTTCAGACATTTCAAGACTTATGATAAGTGGGCTACGACCCTGTTTCCAGGCCTGTACAGCGAAGTACAGAGCCAACCAAGACTTTCCAATACCAGGATATGCAAGGAAGACTCCTAGTTGTCCTGGCATGATTCCAGAAGGTAAATAGTTATCAAACCCTGGCAAACCTGTTTTAATTCCAATGTGACCTAGGCTTTGCATTTTCTTTACATTCTCAAAGTATGCAATTGCTGACTCAAGGTCTGTTACTTCAATATCTCTTATTGCAGCAGTATTCTTTTTTAATTCTGATGTTTTTGTAATAATATGCTCAAGAGCCTTTGATCCATTACCAACTTGAACTTCAGATGCTGCATTCCGTAGGATGTCTTTAAGACTATCATTTAGATATTCTGTTTGTAATTCTTCAAGGTGATGCTTTGTTGCACCAACCCCTTCTACGGGCACAAAGTCTCTAAATTTTTCTACAACTAAAGATACTGGTGGAACCGATTGATTATTTTCTGAATATAGTCTGATAAAACCCCAGACGTCATTGTGGGTTCTTAAAAGATTATCAACATTTGCTTGTAATAATACATGAATCTGTTTATCATTTAATACTGCGGTGATTAACTTTGCTTCTGTATTATTCATTAATCCACTTCCTTGCTAGTTTTCTTCGCTCTTCTCGGTCTTTAATGTCTTGCTCTACTTCTAGTTTTGCTTCCAATATTTTCTGTGCATTGTATGCAAAGTAATTCCAAGCAGGAGAAAGAGAAATATTAAAATAATAATCCAATAAATCATAACAAACTCCTATACCATAAGATTCAACAAGAGCATCTGCAGCCCATTGTTCAACATTAAGATTCATGTTGCTTTTGGCTTCATATCTTTGTAGATGCAACTTATTGTATCTACTTAGCAAAGCCATACGGTCTTTGCGTTCAGTCATTAGTTGTTACTTTCAGCCTCTGTTTCGGCTTCTTTAACTTTTTCTGTTAACTTATCTTCTACAAACTTATAGACACGATTAAAAGCCTGGTCTACTGTCTCACCATTTCGTGTATTATCTATAACATTAAAATCAAACCTTAGTGATTGAAAGTTACCTAAATTAAGTGTATATCCAAGTGCTACTGATACTTTTGTATTTTCGTTTTCCATTACCCCACCGTTTCTATTATTAAATGTTTTCTGCCCAAACAGGAATAAATCTTCCATCTTCTGTCTTTGTATATGTAAGTATACCGTCTCCCATTCGCCGTGTCAACTCTTGGCTTGTAGGAGTCATATTATTTGTTATAAGTCCGTCTTTTCTTGGCTGTCCTATATGTATAGTAGCCAGTATAGCACGTATATCCCTTACCATGCTTTCTGAGTAATAGGATCTAATTTGCCAACCCCTTTGTCCATTTAGCCTTGCACCAATTGGTTTTGGTATCATTCCAGTCTTCATTAATTTAGGCATATATTTTCTATGACGATTAATTAATTTAGCAGTCTCAGTAACAGTATATGCACGTTCTCTATTTTTTCTAAAATCAGATCGTAAGCAAGTTTCAATTCTATCTTTAGTAATATTATAAACAGATACCATTCCAGTAGATCTTGAACTGTGATGTAGTCTTACTAAATCTCCATTAAGAAACCATATTTTTTTATTTCCTTGTATTACAGTTTCGCTATTGTAGATTTCGCTCTGGATAATTCCTTTGCTAGTAACCATCGTCCTTCTTCACTTTCTGCTGGTGGATGAAAAAATTTTCTCATACCACATACCATGCAGTATGTCTCCATATGCTGGGCACTGCTATACTGCCTGTCAACAAAAGTTCTACCTTTACATTTTTTACAATAAATCATTAATTTTATCTTTAATTTGGAATACCAACAATGACTAGATGTACTGATAGGGATAGGTCTCCAGAAGCACCAAACCTTACAACACCCTCTACTCTTGTTTCTGTAACGCTTTTTAAAACAATATTTACGTTTTGCCCTGCTGGTGTTTGTCCAGTGTTTACTGGAGTTGCTGATACTATTGGTGGGTATTTAAAGTCTTTAAAGTCGTAGGTGAACGTTCTTTCGTTTCCCGCCGAAACTGTGGAGTTGTTTGCAACTTCAACCAAACCGCCTACTATTCTTGTATTAGAGGTTTGCACCTCTGCCTTACCCGCACTTGCTGTATCAATAATTGTCTTACTTGTTTGCTTAGAAGCAACATTTGTAGAAAGGTCGTTTACGGCCTCAATCAATTGATATAGATATGTAACATCAAGAGGTTGCCCTCTTTCTGGTAGTGGTACTTTAGCCATTTATTTCTCCTATTTGTATTCTTTTTTAAACCAAAATTGTTTTTTATAAGAATTAAAAAGCATAGTTTTTAATTTTTTACTGTTTTTTTCTTGCTCTTCTCGTTCTTTATTAGAACCTATTTTATGTTCCCAAGATTCTCTTTTAAATGGTATAACTTGAGCCATTGGCGTTCCTGCTGGAATTATTCCTTCCCATTTGAGATCATTAAGTACAAATGGAAAATTAACTGGGGCTTTGTAGGTATCAGTATCTACTATACCTGGGAAAATAGTGAATACAGACTCTCTGTGAAACGGTTGTATAAATAAGGTTGAGTATCCAGGTGGAGTAGTAATTGAATAAGGATTATTAAACTTAGCATATCCTGCATCATTTTTTGCTGGGTGTAAAGGGGCTTGTATCAGCAGATGGTGATTTATAAAATCTTGACTTGGCCACACATAGTATGGAACATTATTTTGTTGGGTTACTTGTATCTCTACTTGAGTATAAAGAATATATCCAGCAGTTATAGCATCAAATACTGGCATACATTTTTTAATTGTATGGGGTGTCTCACCATCAACATATCTTTTACCTAGATTACTAACATACTCTGGTGTATCTTTGTACCAATTTGGCACTTCTTTTACTGCTGGTTTAGGCGGAAAAAAATCTAGTCCAAGTATATTTGTAAATGTTATTATTTTATTCATATGTCCTCATAATTTATTATACCAAAGAAACTAGGCCAGAGTTGTATATTTGCAAATTGGCGTTTAGTGTTTTTTCAGATGATTCAACTTGAATAATTACACGTACATTTGTGGTTCCAGTTTTAATAAATTGATATGAGTGAATTGGGGTTGTGCCGTGATAGGTTGCTGTAGCCCCATCAAATGCAACAAAAATATCATATTTGGGTCTATTTAATTCATCCCCCCATACTGTACTAATAACTGAGGATGAAACCTGTACGGTTCCAGCAACACTTGTAATTGAGTTATCTAATACAAGGTTTATTGGAGACCACTGAGAAGTTCTATTCTTATCTTCAGAAACAATTCTATATCTAAAAACGTATCCAACCTTATTGCTGTCTACTGCTGGTAAAGATGCTTTTTTAATTATAACCTTTTTAATTCCTGCATCAGCCATTATGAATTATTTCCGCTAGAAAGATCTATTGAAAATCTAAATTCAACATAGTTGCTAGTATTAGGACTCTTAACTATTGTTGCTGCGCCTGCAGTTTGAATTACTGAATATCCTGTTAGTCCGTAGAGTGGATTTACTGTAGCAACATTTTCTAGTTTTAAAGCATCTAAGGCTACATAATAATTACCAGAAGGATTAACTCCATCAATAACGCATGCGTACACCTTAACTACAGAAACAGCATTCCAATCAAATCCAGATGTTCTATATAGTTGTTGAAGTTGTTTTGTTATAACAAAATATCTTTCTGTAGCAAAATCATATTGTCCGCCACTACTGTCATCAACAACCTCTGCTTCAAGTCTTGCAAATTGTGTTCCACTTGTATTTTCAAATGAAACTAAAACTCTTGCTCTTTCTGGTTGAGTGCCAGCCCCGTAGGTTCCATCTCTGTTTACTATTGAGAATGCTAGTCTTAATTGGTCTGTTGGAGAGTTTTTTGTAAAGTCAACTGTTGTTCCGCTTAATCTAATATAGTTTGATCCTGCTCCTATTTCAAAAGTATCTTGTGTTGGACCACTATCAGATTCAATATCAAGATCAGCCTCATTGCCTTTTATCATAATTACATTATTTAAAAATCTTGGTCTTTCATATCTTGCAACTCTTGGTGATTTAAAAAATATTGGATTATCTGCGCTTGTTTGAAATACTGGATCCGCTATAGCAATAATGTTGTCGTAGATTGGAGCATCTAGCGCACCAGATTCCGTGTTAATTGCTACTGCTGAGGCTGCTGTTACGTATTGCCAGTTTTCTGTTTGTGTAAACGCAAAAACTGTTTTACTATCATATGCACCCGCAGATGGATTAGAGCCTGCAGAATATATTCCAATTTCAGATATTTCATATCTTTCTTCTGTTGGTAGTTCTGCTGTTAAAACAATTTTGTCTACACCGTCTTCGTTTACAAAACCTCTAGAAGATATTGGAACACGAAACATTTCAAAATCTAAATTTGTTTTTGTTGAATAATCGCCAATTTCATCGGCGGTATCTAGTGGGGTAGCGCCACAGCCAATAGCAATATAAGAGGCATAGGCAGGAGCCTGACCAAGTAAATACTTTGCAATAATAGATTTACCAATATTGGTTATCATGATGTATAGTCTCCAAGATCTGCTTCATATATTGTACCACTTACGCTAATCTGTGTTTCTACTTGTTCATCAGCATTTACGTTAATAAACTCAATAATTAAGTCTCCAGTTGCGTTAAGGTATACGTTTTCTCCGTTAGGCCCGTTGCCAATTTCTGGAATTTTGTCTTCTAATTTAATTGAAAATCCAGCGAAGAACTTGTCTGAGGTTTGTTGTAGGCTAAGAATATTGTTTGGATTATACCTTTGTTGAATGGCTGAAAGGTTTTTAATTGGCTGGTATGATATTTTTTGTCCATTAACAATGTCAGATCTTGTTATGCTAATTAATTCTTGTCCGCCAATATTTTCAAATATTTGATCAAACATTCCATCTGTAGGAACGGATTCTTCATTAAATAATATAATATCTAAAGTTGCAGTTTTAACTGGTGGTGGTGGAGGTGAAACTGTTACTGGCAAGGTTGGGGTTAAGGGTGTTGGACTTACTTTAAGGCTAAATGATCCTGTACTAAAAACTGGGATATCTTCTTTGATCTGTGATTCATAAAAAGGTTCGTTGGATGCTTCTTCTGCTTTTCTAAAATCGCCAGGGGTATAACTTTTTTCTGGTGAATACGGTGTTGTTTCATAACCAGTTGCAGTACGAGTAGTTCCCATTGGGATAGGTCCAATAAACAAACCATTTGATTTTGCTGGACTAACAATGCCTGAAGTGTTAACAGCCTTCAGAGTTTCAACAAATGGACTATATTTTGCAGGACCAGTAAACTCTGGCGCTTTTGCTGGAGCAATTATTTCTGGCTTAGGAACCCTATCTTCTCTTGTATTGGCATTTTCTATTTTAGTTCCGCCAGCAATCCTGCTGTCTAGCATTTTACACCTCCGCCAAATAAAGAGTCATATCTGGACCATCTATTTTTCTTGTATATTCAATATTATAAACTATAAATCTAGAATCAGTTGAAGTAACCAAATCTAAATTGTTGGAATCTTTATAGTTAATTGTTAGGATATCTCCAAGTTGAATTGTTGGAGTTGCAAATATTTTTAAACCAATTGATTTTTTAGGAACCATAAGTTTATTTATCATCCAACCCATTAAATTTTCTGCATCATCCTGTGTCTGTATGTATGGAGTGTCTAAGGTAAACTCATTGTTTCCATAAATCATTCTGCTTCTTTTAATTTCATCAAACCTTTGTTTTTCAACTTGCGGAGAAACAATTTGAGAAGATCCAGTTAATAATGGGTTAGAGAAATTGCTACGTTTTTTAAAGTATTCGTCAACTGTTAATTCATGCGTAGTATCTTGTGTAAAAGTAACGCCTTGAATTCTTAGATAGTTACCGCTTGTTTCATCAAGATTTAGAGCAGTGTCTGTAGCATTAAATATTAAAAACTCAGCGCCGTATGAGTCTGCATAAAAACCAGATGAGACATAGCCTTTAACATTATTAAAAGTTGGTGATAACTTAGCGTAAAGTGCTGGATATGCACGGTCATACTTAACATCAAAATAAGCGCACTCTCTCATTATTGAACCAAATTCATCAAAATATAAATTGTATTTAGGTGGTTGTTGAGCACTAATTCCAGATAGGTAGGTTGCTTGAACCATACCGCTCATTGCATATTTTCTTAAAGATTCACTAGCACTTATTTCATTATCTCCAAAAGCAGAAGATAGTGTTTCTCCAACTGTGAAAACACTATTTTGAGAATAGTTTTGTGATAAAGCATAAATGTTTTCAAACATGATTCTAGATGAACCACGAACAAATGGAGCCATATTATTATATATTGGAAGTGGATCTGGATCGTCTACAACTTTAATTAACTGATTGTTAATATATAAGTAAAACCTTCTTATTTTTCCTATGTCTTGATACTCTACGGCTAAATCATATACCGTTGGATTTTCTTCACCCGCCATTCTATACTGCCCAGTAAACCTACCATCGTCAACTGTAATTTTTGCTAGACCGCCATAAAGTTTTACAGGGATTGCATTATTGTTAGACTCATCTTTTTTAATTTTATAAAAAACAACATTGTTAATAGAAATTTCTGATTTATTATTTTTATCTAATTTTAAATATGATTCTATATTGTCACTTGTTAATGCAGCAATTTCAAAGTAATATCCGTTGTTTGTTGTTGGATTAAGTAATACTGCTAATCCTCCTGAACCTCCTCCAATACTTACTGCTTGGTCTGGCTGAACTCCAGCAACCTGGTAGTATGTTGTGCTTCCATTTGGTGTTTGACTGCGACGTTCATTATTTTCAATTTTGCCAATAATACGCATTCTTGTTCCAAAATGTTTATAAGAATTGTCTAATTCTTTATAGACATAAGACACTAAGTCAATTGGGGTTTCGGTTGTTTCAAAAGTTGGACCATTCATCACTAAGGCTGATGATTGAATTGTTCCAGTTTTAGGAGATGTGGTTGAGTTAACTGGAGTCTCCGTTGTATAACTTGAAGACATAAAGTTTTTAATTGTTCCGCCTCTTGATGTCTGCTGTGCTTTAGAGTTATTAACTCCTGCTGCTCCAATTACAGTTGCTGGCAAAGAAATATCTTCAAGCAAGGTAGTTGTAAATAAATATTGGGTTTCCATATCACAGCCTCTAACATAGGAATTGTTTGACCAATAGGTGTCTATTCCAGCGGTATGACTTGTTATTGCTGTTCCAAACTGAGCACGTCCATGCTCATAAACTACGCCATTCTGTAAACGAGTAACACCATCAATGTCTTCATAAAATGGAACTGTGTAAATTCTTACTAAGCCAGTGGGATATATTTTTCCATTAAAAGGTAAAGATCTAAAAAAGTTTTGATACTCCTGATTATTGGTAATCCACACATTGCTACTACCTTGTCTGTGAGAAACTCTCCATGCCTGAATTTGTTCACCTTTTTGTGCTTCTGTAATTTCTCCATTTGCAACTCTTTTGTCTAAACTATCAATAACGCTTGTTGGCGCTAGTCTTCCAGGTAAAACAATTTCTGGCTTAGATTCATTTAAATTTATACCGTCTGATAATATTGGATACCAAATTGCAAGGGTAACATTAAACTGTGCAGCATCATATCTAATAACTTCTCCATTAGAATAAAAGTATCCTTGATATCTTGTAAGCCAATAAACGTTTTCTCCAAGATCAAAAATATTATTTATTATTTTACGACTAACTACACTTGGTGGTGATATCGTAAGGTCAGAATTTAATGGCATTGCTCCTAAAACATATTTACCTTGTTTAGACGCAACTTCATTAATTGTTTTAGTTGAATCTGTTCCAGACACTTCCCATAAAAGTGCAGGCTTATAAATCCAAGTTTTATCTATATCAATCATGCTTGCTTGGCGAATAGATCCGTAAGATCTTTGAATGTATCTGCTTGTATAATTAATCTTTCCGTTATTATAAACTTTTTTGTCTTGAGATGCAATTGAAAGAATATTTGGAAGCGTTCCTGAAGGTAAGTTTTCAACAATACCGCTAACAGATTGGTTGTTAGATCCAGACAGAACCATGCTAGAAGTTCTATCGTCTATGTCTGGAAGCATATAGTTTTTGCTCATTACAATAAAATTGTTATACTCATCAAAAAACATCGCCGTTTGTGTAGACACTGCAAGTTGATTTAATACTTCTGCTACCGTTTGATCTGGAGCAATAAAAAAATACGGAATGATTGGATCTGGTTCGTTTGTTGTTTTATAAAATGCGTAGTTGCTAAACCCAATATAATCAAGAATTAAACTAATTGCATAACTAAGCGATACTTCTGTTACCAACATTCTTGGTGCAGGCATAGACTCTAAGAAAAAATAAAAGTCTCTTAAAGATATATCCAATGTGCCAGCAGTAACGCTTGCTTGTGGAAATCCATCAGAGTAGAGTGTTTTAATTGGAACCCAGTAATCAAATCCGCTTACATTTAATATTTTTTCATAAAAATTAAATTTAATATTTTTATCAACATAATCACTAACTATGCTAGTTGTATTGTTATTATTAAATGCTTGGTCATCATCAAACAAAGATATATTTCCAGTTGAAGCAAGCAACTGTCCCACTGGCAAAGCAGATGTGCCAAGATCAGAAAGAATTTTTTTAACACTATAGTCTATTGTTTTATCCGATATATTAGCAACTAATCTTGGAGACATTTCAATTAAGTCAAAAGTAGAATCAAATTTGTTCATTCTTTCTACTACAATTCTTAGTCCACGAACATTTTGAAACTCTCTGTAAACGATTTGTCCATTTGTTGTTTCTTGAAATGATAGTGGGCTTGTTAGGTCTGTAACAAATGTTGTTTTATTATCAATTTGTTCACTTCCCAATACCCATCCATAGACAGGAGTAAATGTATCGTATGTCTCAGTGGTGCTGTTCCAAACGTAATAAGTTCCAATATCTTCTGCATTTGAAATAACTAAATATGCATATCCGTTTATTGATTCATTTGGTAGTAGCGTAGATGAAGAAAAAGTTTCTGCAAAAACAAAACTGTCCTTAAAATTATCTGGAATATTTTTTAATCTATATTGTAATTCAACATATCCGTCATGACTAATAATTGGAGATCCATCATCACGAGTGTCATTTTCAGTAAACACATAAGAGTCTACCCAATTGCTTCCTTCAAGGTGCTGAACTTTCCATCTTGTTGGTGTTGTCTTATTTGCATTACCAAAAAACGGATCTGCAAAAGTTTTAGAAATATCAGTAAAGTCTCCTAGATTTATATCTCCAACATTGGTTTGCATCTTTACAATAATTCTGTTTGCTGGTACATTTTCTTTATAAACTACAAATGGGGCAGTATCGTCTATATAGTAATTGCCATTAACTATATTTTTAGCAATACCTCTTTCAATACCATTTTCAGTTCTAAAAGATGTAAAATATTTAAATTGATCATAGCGTGATGCCATATAATATCTTGGCCTTCTAGCAAGATCGCTGCCAGAGTTTGATAAAAATTTACCTTTAAAAGCAACTGCTTTATTAATACCAGATCTTGGTCTAAATGGTTTTATGCAATCTTCTAATGAGTATAAAAGTTTATTTTTTTCTTTTATAGATGTAAAAGTTTGTGGGGTTCCATCATTTTCAAACCCTCCATCAATAACAACATCTGCATCTGTTGCTCCAGTATAAAATAATCCAGCGTCTGCGCTATCAAATGTGTTGGGTAATGTTAAAAATTGAGAACTTTGTTCTTGAGATCTATACCTGTAATTGCCAAGTTTAAATATATTATCTGGCATATTCATGTTCCACTCAGCCAGAACTAATGACTCTGTCTGTATTGTTGCAGATGTTTCAAAGTGGTTCTTTAGGTCGGCACTTTCAAACATTTAAACTTCTTCCAGTGTTGCCGATATGTTCCAGAGATCATGATTTGTTGCCCCACGTTTTACGACTGAATAATTAAAATCTGCAAAGTAAACTTCAATAATTTGATTGTATCTGTTCAAACCATTGTATTCATAAGTTTGTCCTTCTAGGTTTGTATATTTATCATAAGCAAGGTACATAAAAAATGGACCTTGATGTGTTTCATACCAATCAAGAAGTTCTACTCCACCTGCACCACCATCTGCTGTGTACTCTGTTGTAGATCCTTCACTTGGTGATACTCCCGTTGTTGAGTTAAAGTTGGGCAATCCTGAATACCCTCTTGAAGGCAGCATGTTCCAAGATACAGACATAGTTAATTTATCTGCAATATGATACGAACGCATACGACCATTAATTGTTCTTTGGCGTTGCTCAATTCTTTGGGTATTAAATTGCATATCCCCTCTATTATGATCAGATAAAATAATAAACTGATCTAGTAGGTCTGGATCTGTTTCTGTTGTGGAGGCCCCTACCTCTACCCCAGTAGGCACGTATAGGCCATTAGAGAGGCTTCCAGCGTTGTTTGCCCATAAGATGCCTTGGGGTCTGGTATACCTGCGTCTACCCGTTAAATAAGCACTAGTAGCCATTATCGCCTCTGTCCTCTGATTCTTTGTGAATCAACATTTTTAATTTCTCTCATTACCGCATTGGCAATATCTTTGGCATTTCCATTGGAGCCATTAATACTGAATCCTAAATTATAATTATACACTGCTGTAGAGTTATCGCTTACAGATGTTGAAATATTATTTACTGGAACTTGAGTCTGTCCGCCACCACTAAGCATTCCAGGATACTTGGATTCATTTAGTCTTTCAAGTAATGGTCCATATGCCCTTGATGCTGCTTTATTCATTACAAATTCTCCAGGAGTTAACATTGCTGGTACGGTATCGGATCCCATTGCTCTACCGCCAAATGCCATGTACTTTGAAATTAAACCACCATACATTTTTCCTGGTATATTAATTACTTGGCCTGGTTTAATTAAGTTTGGATTTGATATTTGTGGATTGGCTTTTATTACATCTGCAAGTTTTACTCCTGCTGTTGCTGCAATTCCACTTAGGGTGTTGCCAGATTTAACTGTTACGGTTGAACCTGTTTTTGCACCAGTTGTTGCTCCTACACCAGTTGCTGCAACCGTTGATGCAACTGTTTTTGCACCTGTTGCTGCACCTGCACCTGATACAAGGCTTGATAAAGATGCTAGATTGGTTTGAGCAGTAACAGCATCTGAAAGTGATTTTGCAAGTGCTGCAGCAGATCCTGCTTGACTTAAAAGTAAATCATTAAAAGGTATTCCTGCTTTTTCTGCTGCATCAATAAGTCCAGCAAGACTATCAATCTCTGTCCTGGTTTTTCCAGCATACAAAGTAGCATCTTTTAGTCTATCAACTTCAGAGTTTAATGCTTGAATATTTCTATTAGTTGAATCAATTGTAGTTTCAATTGTATCTTTCTTTTGTTGCAGAATTAGCAGCGATCCTCTTTCAATTGTGTTAATTTGTAATTGAAGTTCTTTATTTTGTTTTTCAATTGCAATTCTTCCAAGTGTTTTAATTTGAGCATCACGAGTATTTGTCAAAGCATCTTTTTGTCCAGTTACTGCGGATGATGCATTTTCTGCTCTTGCCTCTTGAGCAAGTTGTGCAGCAGCAGATATATCTCCACGAGTAAGTGCATCAGCAATAGATAGTCTCTGCTTTTGAATATTTGCAATATCCTGATTAATCGTTGCAATTTTATCTAAAGACTCTATCTGTGTATTATATTTTTCATTAATTGCATCTTCTTTTAAAGATATTGATTCAAGAGCAAAATTATTTGCATCAATTATGTTCTGTATTGGTTTAATTTGAGAATCTGTAATTTTTTGAATTTCATCATTTACCTTTTGTAAATTTTGTTCTTGAGTTTTTAAAGCATCATTTTCTGCCTTTATTTTAGGTGCAAATTGAATATCAATTATCTTATCTCTAAGTTCTGCCTGTGCTTGATATCGCTCTAATTGTTTTTTAAACAAATTTGGCGTTTCCATGTATTTTAATTCAGCATCTGATTGTCCTTTTACTGCTGCTTTATATTCATTAATTAATTTAATAATTTGCTGTAATGACTTGCCCTTACTATTTGCAATAACAAGGGACGCTATCTCTGCATCATTTGATAATTCTGTTGCAGTTGCTTCATCAATTTTTGCATTACGCAGTATGATATAGGCCTTGGTTTGATTTTGAATTGCTTTAATTTTTTCTTGAAGTGCATTTAATTTTCCTGCTCCACCTGCATTGTCACCATTATTTTTTGCATCTTCTTTATTAACTTTTTCAATTGATCCAAAAAGATTATTATATGCTTTTGTTAAGCCATTAATTCCTCTCATTTTTGTTTTTCCATCTGAAGAAGAAAGGGCTTTTAATATTGGGCTGTCTTTACTAAGAACTCCAGAACTTAGTAAAGCAATTAACATCATTTGTTGTTTTACTGTATATAATGTTGATAAAAATGGCTTTGCATCAACATCAAGTTTTTTAAATACTTCTAACAAGGCAACTCTTTTTGCTACTGCATCAAGACCATTTATTGTATTAAGAGTAGCCAGTAAGGTTGATTCAAATTCCTTTCCACTAATAAGTCCAAGCCTAAACATTCCAGCAGCGGAGTTTGATGTTTCTGTAATAAATGTGGTTAACTCTGAAAGAGATTTTTTAGTTGCATTAGTCATTTCTGTAAGTTGTGGAGTTTCTCCAAATAATGATGCTATAAAACCACTTAAAAACTTCTGTCCTCCAGTTGGTTTAAGAGTAAAATCTTTACTAAATGTAACAAGTAGTTTTGCTATTTGATCTTGTAATCCTTTAATTGATTCTGGTGAAAAATTAAGTGATTTAACATCTAACTTAACATCTGTTTTACCTGCTTCTTCACGAAGGGCGTCAATGATTGTTTGAACTTGATCAGTAGCAAAACCTTGGGCTTTAAGATTAAGAGCCAAAGATGTAAAGGCTAGTTGTGCTTGTTCTGCTGTAGACTTTGATAAAGTTTTAATTGTTGGTGCAAATTGTTTTTGAAATGCAGGATCTTCTCTTAGCCTATCTCTTGCCGTTCTTGTTGTTTTTGAAACAACCTCTCTATTTCTAGTTTCAAATGGAAGTTTTGATGGAACAACGCTAAAGAAATCACCAAGTGTTTTAACTTGGTCTGTTGTAGTTTTCATGGCATTTGAAAGACCATTAATATAATCTAACTCTCTTTTTCTTGCATCATTAGTTAATTTAATTGCAACACCAAGAGCAATTAAACCAACAGATGCAATGCCAAAGCCAACTTTAAATTTAGAAATAATTGAAATTATTTTGTTTCCAGTTAACAGTTGAATAATAGAGGATAAAGCAAATAGTGGTCCAGTTATTTGAAATAATATTTCAGAGAATTTTCCTAGATTTCCACCAGCCATTGAGGCAACACCTGATAATGCAGATAGGGCAAATGTACCACTCATAAATGCTTTGTTTAATGAGTTCATTCTTTGATTAGTAATTGCTATTTTTTGTTGTTGTTTTTTTACTGCATCTTTCATTTCATTTTCTTGATATGCTGCATTTAAAGTAGAAATTGGAAGGCCTGTTCTAGGTGCATTACCTGCTATAAATCCTGGTGCACCTTGTGGTCTAGATGCGACTCTTCTAGATCCCCTGCCAGTTCCACTTGTAGCAGCCTGACCTAATTGAGAACCTGCTAATGCAACATCGTCTTGTCTGTCTGCCATTCCAACTTCAAGACCACGAGCAATGTCTTGTCCAATTTTTCTTGTTCTTCTAGATGGAGATGCTGTTTGAGCCTCTTTTTCTGTAGCAGTAATTGCAGATCTTGCATTTTTTACTCCCATTGCTTCTAAAAGAGCAGCGTCTTCTTTATCATACTTTGCCTGTTGTGCTGTTCTTATTCCAGCAACCAGGTTTGTACCACCGCCAGTACTTGCTAAAAGTTTTGCACGTTCTTCATTTTTTCTTATGGTTTCCTGAGTTACAAAACTGCTAATTGTTCCTCTATATGAGCCACCTCTACTAAGATCTGTTTTTGGTTCAAATTTTGGTGAGTTTGCAAAAGGCTGTTGCCCTGTTCCTGCTGCTTGAATTGCTCCTTTTGTAATATCTTTTGTAATTGCCTTGGTTATTTTTTCTCCAACATCTCCAAGATATGGAGTCATCTTTTTTGTTAATTCTTCTGCACTTGCAGTAACAGATGTTGTAATATGGGACATTGTTGCAACTTCCCATTTATTTAACATTGGATTTAATGTTTGGAAGGATTTAACAGTTGTTCCTCTACTTTGAGATAGTCTTTCTGTTTGTTTAAATGCTGATGGATTTTCTTCTGCAGCAAACTTTTGTGCTACAGTTCTTGCTCCTCTGTATGATCCTGCAAAAGTTGTTCTTCCAATTCCGCCTAAAGATCCAGACCCTACACCTACTGGACCTACGGTTCTAATTTGATTAATAGCATTTTCAAGTGCAACATCAATATCTTTTCCAGCAACCTGTATTCCTTTTGCTGCTTCACGAAGTGCTGGTACAACTATTTGCTCAAGATCTGCATCTTTAATAAACTGTTTTCCAGATTGATTTAATGCATCTGTTGCTGTTTGTGCAAAAAGACTTGCTATAGTAGACCATTCTTGTTTAAATTTAGGGTTATTAAGACCAACTTTAATTTCTCTTGCAATGACAGCAACAAGTGGTGCCATTGATGATCCACCTGCTTGACCTAAATATTTGGAAACATCTCCAGTTGGAACGCCTTTTCCACTTGACTGCCCCATAAGTGTATTAATTGATTCTGGTAAAAACATTGTTGCATTTTTAAATCCTTTACCAATTTCATATCCAGGTATGTTATTTGCAATCATTCCATTAATTAATGGTGCATATTTCTTTGTCATGTCTGCTGGAATAACTGATTCCCCTGGAGACAGCATTGCTGGAACTACATCTCCTGCTCCCTTTGGTCCTGGAACACTTACAATACCGCTTGCAAATTTTCTAGCACCTCGCCCTGGCATCATCATTCCAGGATTGTTCATTGAAAAGTTTCTTGCTGCTGTTGCTGCTGAATTATATGATGAAATTAATTGATTAATTGCTGTTCGTTCTGCTGTAAAAGTTTGTGTTAATGTAGCATGTGTTTGATTAAGAGAGTGTGCTGCTGCTGCTGCATCTAACTGCTCCATAGTCATGTACTGTGTTTGTTCTCCTAATATTTGGGATTGACCAGTTAACCTTTGATATCCACCACGTAATGTTGCAAATAATTTAATACCATTTGCAACTAGGTTTGCAATTAAACCAAATGTCATAAGTATTACTGGGCCTATTGCACCAATACCAACTGTCAATAAAGTAATTATTTTTTTTGTTCCATTAGATAAATTACCAAATTTTTCAAGAATATTTCCAATAAAATCAATAAGTGGCGTAAACGTTTGTAAGAAAGTTTCACCAACTGGAACAAGTGCAATTTTAAGATCTTCAACACTCTTTTTAAATTTATTCATAGAAGAATCTGCAGTTTGTCCTAATTCTTTTTCAGACAATGCTGAAAGTTGTTCAACAGATGAGTTTGCTAAATCAAGAACACGAGAAGCCTGGTTTCCTTCTTTTGTTACGTTAGCAAATAATGTTGATAGACGAGCAAACTGGAATTTACCAAACATTTGTTCAATTGCCCTTGCTCTTGCAAGTGGATCTAATCTATTTAATGCTTCTGCAAAACCAATAACAGTTGCTTTAAGATTACCCTTATTCTTGTCAACAATTGCTGTTGCATTAATTCCATATGAGGCAAGCATTTCTGATGCTTTTTTAGTTGGGTTAATTAATGCTGCAAGGCCAGACTTAAGTGCGTTTGCACCTTCTGATGCATTAATTCCACCTTCTTTCATTGCTGCAATAAAGAATGTTAAATCCTTTACATCTCCACCTAATTGTTGAATAACTGGTGCTACCTTTGGAATTGCTGTAGTGATGTCATCAAGAGATACAACTGTCTGGTTTTCTACTGCGTTTAAAAAGTTAATAGAATCTGCAAGACTTTCAGATGACATACCAAAAGCATTTTGTAATGCAATAGTTGTTTCAAGTGCTTTTTGACTATCAACTTGACCAAGAATAGAAAGCCGTGTTGCTTGTGTAGTTTGACGTTGTAAGTCTAATCCTTGAAAACCTGCTGCTGCAGCCTCCGCTGCTAAACCAACGGTTGCAGAAACTGCCACACCATACTTGGTAAATTGTTTTCCTAGTTCTGTAATATTAGTTAGTGCTGCTTGAGTTTCAGCCTGCGGTGTAAACAAATCTCCATAAACTTTTCTAAATTTAAGTGCTTGGGCTTCCATTTCCATAAAAGTTTTTGTTGCTGCTGAGCCTATAAGCATTAATGGCAGGGTAAAACCAACCATTAACTGACGACCAGCCCATTGTGTATTCTTACCAAAGTTTAAAAGATTGGTAGATCCTTGTTTCATTAACTGATTAAATAGTGCTTGTTTCTGTGCGGCTATCTGAACCTTAGTTGTATAGTCGCTCATATTCAACTGGGTAGGCATAATGCTCATTGCCTTCATTGCCCCGTTGGTGTCACGACCCATTTTAATATATTGGGTTTGTAGTCTCTTGGTACGTTCTTCGGCTACTTTACCAATTGTGTCAAATTCTGATTTAAATAATCTTCCAAATGTTTTTGTAGATGCTCCCGCATAACGGAAGTACTCACGCATTGAAAATTTATTTGTTTCTAGTGAGTGGGTGAATGACTCTGCAGATGTTTTAACTGTTCGCATCTCAGCACTAAAACCACTGATAGCATTTATACTATTTAAAAGATTTTTTTGTAAACCCTTTTGAGCAAGGGCTGCTGCCTCACTTGATCTGGCTATTGAGGTGTGAAACTGCGATATCTGACGTTGTAATGCTTTTAACTGTGATAATGCATTAGACGAATCAATATTAATGTCAATATTAGCATTAACATCAGCCATTTAGTTTCACACCTCTTTTAATTATTCAGCCATAGTTACGCCAAGAACGTCTGAAACTTCAGCAAGTTTAATACCTGATGCTGCTTCTACGATCTTGTAAACAGTTGGGAGATCAATATTCTCCTCTAGTTTTTTTACGTCTTCAGAGAGTTCTGGCTTGTATTGCTTCATTGCAATCTGTACGCATTCCATAAGAATGTCCATAGATTTGCCGTTATCTTCCGCCACCGCTCCCACACCCTCAAACTTCTTCATAAACGGACGAAGTAGAGAGATTTTTAGAGGACGTACTGTAACCTTTGTGCCATCAATTAGTGTAAGAGTTTGTTCCTCATACGTAGTTGTTGCCATTGTTTTCCTCCTATAGGTTATGTCAATTATAGCATGCTAGAACTTATTTTTTTATTATTTTATTTTGTTAAATCTTCGTAATCTAGCCCATAGCCAATACCAAACCCTGCACTTCTGGCATTTTGTCCTTGAAGAGCCAGAATGTCGTTACCATCTTTTGCTTTGCCTTGACTAAATACTCTAGCCTTCATGTCGTCCCATTCTTTTTGCCCCTTTGATTCTCCAGACTGAGCATCTAAATCTACTCCTTGAATGGCAGCCAAGAATTTTTTTTCTTGATATTCAAGTTCTCTACGACTTGAAAGAGTTGCAATTAATTCGGGCATAGACAAAGACTCTTCTAAGTCCCGATAGTCTTTCCATATACCCAATAAAAATACCTCAGATTCAATCTTAGCAAGGTCTAACTCTGACCAACTTGAGCCACTGTCTGTTGCTTGGTCTTTTACTGTTTCTTCAGATTTTTGATTAATTTTTATACCCGCAGAAATATCTAACACTGTGTATATGGTGGGCATATCTAGGCTATCTTCTACATCAGACTTTGTTAATTTTATATCTGGATAATATTGTTTCATTGTAATTCTTACACACTCAACTAAAAAATCTATGGCTTCATCATCATTTTTGGCAGTTTTAACGTACTCAAATGCCTCCATAAACTCACGTAAATATTTTATTTTTAATGGAACGATCTCTAGTTCTGTACCATCAACGAGTTTAATTATCTTATTTTTATAAACAGTTGTTGCCATAATCTTTCTATTCTATCACAGGGAAAACAAAAAACCCACCTAATTAAAGGTGGGTCTTGAGTTAATCTAAATTTAGATTATGATTGTCCAAAGGTACGATCAATGATCTTACCGTATGAACCTGAAGTATCTTCAGGAAGAAGACGGAATGAAACCTCAAACATTGATGGTTCATCACGCTTTGCTGATACAGTTACGTTCTCAATTGAAAGAGCACGATATGCTGCATAGATGCGTTCTTTATCCTCAAATGTTGTTGGGTCACCAGATCCTGGACCAACAGCAACGATTCCTCGTTCTACTGGAACATCTCCAATGTCTCCTGCACTCAGGTTCAGTGTCTGACCTGTAGATGCGTTTTTATTTCCTGTAAGTCTAGCATCAGAGTATGCTAATGCAATAAGCAAGTTTTCTAGAGTTGCTTCAGCAAAAGCGGTAGCAAGATTTACCTGCATACCTTGCTTGTATAGTCTTGCAACGTCAAGAATTTGATCTACCTGAACTTCACCGAAGTCTGGTTGGAACTGTAATTCAAGACCGTTCATTGTGTAGCCAACGTTTGTATAAGAAGCAGATGCTGAAAGTGTGGTCTTGTAAGACTCACTTGAATCAATTACTGCTAATGATGTTAAAGTTGACGGGGTCAATGTGTTATCGTTAATGAAGAATGCTGCTGCACCCACAATAACGTTATTTGACGTACCACGGCTATATGGCATATTTATTCACCTCTTTCATAAAGTATTTATTAAGTTGTTTGGCGTGTTTCCTCTAAAAGTAATTATACCGCTTTTTATGTATACCTAGAGTCTGGGTCAACCGAAATATGATAGTCATACTCAACAATTAACTTATTTACAAAAAGGGTTCTTGCTGAGGCTAGTTCTGCTACGTCTCTGCTTTCGTCTGCTTGATATACCCTGGTACTGTGGAACAAAATATTAAATGGAGTATAGTCTTGTTTTGAAACAGACCCTGATGCTGCCACTGAACCAACATTTGCTGCATTTTTAGAAAATTTAAATGTTGTTGCTGATGGAACACTTTTAATAAAATAGGTACCGTTAAATGTAGCATCTAGCCCTGTGATTGTCACAGCATCTCCTGCCACAAAGCCATGGGCTGTAGATGTTGTTATTGTAGCAAATTTACTTGTAAGTGCCTTATTTGATATGGTTTTAGTAGAGATTGTGACTAGTGGACTGCTTAAGGTTGGATTAATAAAGTTATAAGAATTTACGTCTTCTGCTGAAGAATCTTCCCGATCAAGGGCATTAGATATAACACGAACACAATCTATTAACTTACTAACGTCTGTAGAATAAATAAAATATATCAATTGTTCTCTTTTTTGTAAATAAAACGGGGTAGGTCTAAACCTCATCAGTCTATCGTAAACAATTAAGATAGGACTTTCTGTTTGTCTAATTTGAATGCTATCGTTATACAAGTCCTCAATGTTTGTTGGAAACTGTGCTGGAACCATTGGACTTAGTCCTTCTGATTCTGCTATAAGTTCATAATGCTCTAACTCAGACAAAATATATCTGTTTAAAAAAGTTGGTGGAAATCCAGTGTCAGTTAATATAGTCATAGTCTTATTCTACCCCAATTGTTGCATTGGTTATCCATTTAAATCCTGTGTCAATTCCTTTACTTCTACCTGCCACTGAACCAGATTTAAAGTTTTTCTTATACAATGTTGGTTTTTTAATATAGTCATAAACTCCAGATGCTCTTAAAAAAGATTGTTTAAAATATCTAATCATAAACTCATCAAATGCAGATTCAAAACCACCAATAACAAAGTCTCCTCCTGGGTTATCAACTTTAACTGGCCTGCTTGTGAATATCTCTCCATTAGGACCATTAAATTTTAAAACTTTAGATTTTGTTGGCCTTATTGTTACTGGAATACCCTTTTCCATAATTTTTGCTTTATTATAAAAAGGAGTAGTCATATTTTCAGAAACACTTCTTGATTGTCTAAATGTAGAGTTAACAGAAAGTCCTAAGTTGCTAACGGTATATTGTAAATTAAATAGTCTTGCACCTGGACTACTAATTTGATTCCACTCATAAACATGATGTAGTGTTTTTGGATTGGCTCTGGCTTGTACATCAATGTATTGCGCTAATGCTTCAATAGTTCCTTTGCCTAGTCTATCAAAAAATATTTTTTTACCACGATCAACGCCTTCTAAAAATCCAAAAGAATAATTAACAATATTATTCATTTGTTTAGTAAAGGATGTTGTGTTTGTTATTGCTATCATTAATCACCTACAGTCTGATTTTCAGCCCTGCGCCAGAACATTGTATAATATTCTGTATATCCAAATGGGCCAGCAAATGGTTCAACTGTTGCTACTTCATAAATTGTTCCTTTGCCTGATCTTGCTCCCGCTGTTTCTTTGTAGATAATAGTATCTGATGCATCTCTAATATTTGTTATAAGTATATTTGTTATTGCGTTATTTGCATTATTTGAAGAAAGTCTTGGATCTTCTTTTGTTCTTGCAATGAGTTTGTTTTCATATTTTAAAAAATTATCTGGTTTGACATCTTCTGTTCTTAACCTACCTCCAGATGTAGCGTTACAGGTAATTGTTCTATCGTATACCCAGTTTTTTGTAGGTTGACCATAGCCACCTTGTGCAAGAATAGGAAAGTAGATATCAGCCTTCATTGGAAACATAAAGTCTGTGACTTCGCATGCATCCATTACAACACTCCAGGACGAACAACATTATTGACATATTTAGACAAAATCTTGTCTACAATAATATTTCCAGTACCCTCAATCATTCTTTTATCGTATTCAATTTTAAATTGATCAGTGCTGTAGTTCTTAATATATCTCTTATAATAATCTAATTTACCGCATCTAATATCTTCAACTAATAATTTTGTAGCATCTTGAATATCAATAGGTACTACCTTGTATCCAGTTTCTAATAATAATATAAGATCTATGCCTGCTGGAAATGCTACTCCAGGAGTTACGGTCATAGTGTTTCCACTGTCTTCTGTATCAAAAAGTGAAAAAGAGTCTGACGTTCCAAGTGGCATTCTTGCTGGTCGTTGTTCTGCTCTATTTATTGCACCACTTGATGCTGTTGGGTCTTTTGTAAGTGCGGTCTTATCTTTAGTAATTACGTATGTGTAGTCTCCTATAGTTGGTCCATCTTCGTTGTATACATCATAAACTAATTGTGAGTTTTCATACACTCTTAATATTTTGTGTACTCTTTTCCAAAGTGGAATATAGTCTACTTCTTGTCCAACAATCTCAATAAATCCACGTTCATAATAAAAACCACCAGTTATTGAGTCAATAATTGCTCTTGCTAATTTTTCATACTCTGTATATTTAGCAATTTCTGTTGCAGATGTTTGATTATTTATTGATGCTAAAATTGTAGGGCTTACGTATGGACGCTTTATTTCTAGGTTATCTTCAACGACTATGTCTCCACGATCTGCTACGACCATGCCACTTTCTTCTAAATCTTCATGAATTGTCAGGGCATACGATTTATCATATTTAATAAAATCATCATCTAGTGTATAAGTAACTTCCTTGCTGGCATTTGATGTTCTATAAGAAGTAGTTTCTGATTGCTCTGCAACATCTTGAACAACTATAACGTATTTGGCATTAGCGTCTGGAACTGTGTATTTAACAGTTAAAGGATACGGGGGTAAACGAAGGACTACTGACATTATACTTTAGCGTAATAAGATGCTACTTCTTCAGGTTGTGCTATTCGTACTAACCTGTGAGTAAGCCACTTTTCCGATGCCTCCTTTGAGACTATGTTATACCCCACAACTAATGCACCCAAGCCTTCCATATGAAGATTTCTGTCTGAGTGTAATGCTATTTTGTTTGTTAAGTCTTTATTTTTACCTGCTTTTTCTGCAGTTTCTTCTTTTACTTCTGGCGGAATCCAACTAGCCAAAATTTCTAAAATTTCAAGTTTTGTATTTGATTCAAATAATTCTATGTTATTTTTCTTTGCATATGCTTTTAATGCCATTACTGTTTTATCTTTTAACTGATCCATTGTTAAATTCATTTTTTTCTCCAGTGCTCACTTGTAATTATACCATCAGAATGACAATAAGGAGGGCGGTTTTTATTCCGCCCTCCCTAGTACGTGATGACTATATTTTAGGAATCAGCACTATCTGAGTCAACATAAGCGACTGCATCTAGTTCTTCCCAAGCAAGACCAAATCGTACGAATACTGTGTATTCAATTGTGTCTTTCTTTGGTTTGTATTCACGGTTTACAGTGATGTCTCTCTGGAAGCCCCATACACGGTTAGAAGGGAATGTTAAATCAACATAACCTGCTGGGTAGTAAGGAACTTCTAGTACATCTACACCTAGTACACGAGTTGTACGTGCATTACCAAATGTCTGTGCAGCACCATCCATGTAATCTTGACGGTTTTGCGGTGTGCTACCAGTGCGATCAGAGAACGCTGCTGAAATAGCATCTGCTAGTGTACCGTTGTTACGAACAATACCAGCAAAAGCATCAGTACCTGCGTAGAACTTAAGATTGCTCTTAAGGGCACGGTACTTACGAGGCATTGCTAATAGCAAGCCTTGCATTACTGTTGTGGTAAAGTTATTGTCTGCTACGGTTGCAGCATATTCGTGAGCAGCATTTCCTACTGTTCCACGAGTTTGCTTTACGAAACCAGACATGATGGACAAGAAATCTCCTGTTGCTCCATCACCGTTGATAGCAAGATCTTCAATATCGTTACCGAATGCGTTGGTCATTAATCGTACTAGACGATCTTCCAATGCTCCGCCTTCAATATTGTCTTCAAGTGCTTCAGTTGCTACTTCCCAATCAAGACGAATCTTTTTTGTTGTTAGTTCAACTTTTGTAAATCTAGCGCCAGTGTTTGTGTAGTTTGGTGAGCCTTGTGATGCTGCACGAATTACACGTTCTCCAACGTTGACTTTTTCAATTTCCATGGTGTTTGCTCTCATGGTGACACGACGGCCATCTTTAGCAAGGACAGTTGCATCCCATACGTAATCAATAAAGCGTTGTGCTTGTTCAGGGCGCAGAATACCTCCTGCGTTACCTGTTGGATTAACTGCATTATCTCCAGTTGTTGAACCGAAGCCAGCAGTTGCAGTGTTACCAAGTTGTGAACCTACAGATCCTCCTGCAGCATTCAGACCAGTTGCACTTCCAACACCACCCGATACTAATGATCCCGCTGAGTTAATCTCTGCGCCATCTCCAGCACCTGGATAGTTTTTTTCTATATTTGTGTTTTGTTCCGACATTATTTTCACCTCCTAGTGATTTTTTACCTTAGTTAAACAGGTCGGCATTTGTGAGGAAACGACCGCCCCATAGGGTTTTATGAATCACTTGTGGTGATTCCTGTACGATCTCGCCTAGATCGCCAGACTTGCGGAAAGCGGTGTCTTGTTCTACAAGATCTACTCGCTTGCCAAACTCGTTAAAGTTGTTCTTGATTCCATTAACATCAGATGTTACCGATTCAAGAGATTTTGTTACTGCTGTTACCTTCTCGTTAAGAGATTTGATAGTTGCAGCAAGATCGCCAAAGGCATTAGTAAGAGAACTATTAATTTCTGAAACTGCTTTAGCAACTTCTTCTTTAACATCTGCAACGGATTTTTCCACCACAGTCTCTACTTCAACTGCTGCTTTTGCAACAGAAGATTCTGCACTAGCGTCATCTGACTTAGCAAGAGCAATTTCTTCAACTGCTGGTGCCTCTTCAACGACTGCAGGGGTTTCTACTGCTTCTGCAACAATTTCTGTTGCTTCTGCTACTACCTCTGCTGCTTGTGCCTCTGGAGCAACCTCTGCATTTTCAACTACAGTTTCTGAAACTGTGTCTGTTGATTCTGTCATTAGTTTTACCTCCTTAGTAATCTTAATTGTATTAATGCCTTTAGCACTATCAACTAAGAATTTTATTAGTTTTTCTGTATCTTTATCATTTTTTTCTATAAACCCAATATTCTGCATTGCATTACCATTTACTGGACTTGTTGCAGAGTCAGAATCAGATACCATTACAATACCGTTTTCTGAGTCCCAAAATACATTTTCAATTTCTGTTTTTGATAAATATCCATCAACTACGTTTTGCCCATTAATTTTTTCAATAGAAACTATGTTTGCAAATTGATTTGCTGGGTTATCTACAAGAGAGAGTTCTGACAACTCATAAGTTTTAATTACACGAATTGTCTTATCTATTTTCTCGTCGTAAGCGTCATCCCATTCTTTAATGTTTCCACCTATTGAAAAACCAGTATAGGTTCCATCTAAAACTTTTTCCCATGCATTCTGTGCACCTTTTGAAACGTAAGCAGAAACATAAACTCCGCTATAAAACTTTTTAGTGCTTGGATCAAAATACTTATCTTCTTTAAAAGAAACAATTTTACCAACAGCACTTGGCTGATGCATTTCACGAAGGTTGCCACGAAAATTCTTAAAAGCATCTATACTAGACTCTGTTGTTACAATATCATTTTGGCGATCAACGTTGTCAAGGGTTGCAAAACCAGAGACCATACGGCGCTCAACATCTACTTTTCCGATGGGCATTGAAAGGCGAACACTGTCACCTTTAGTTTCCCAATGAGCCTTATTTATTAACATAACGTTATAATTATAGCACCGCTTTAAAGAAGTTTCTCAACTATTGAGACGATCTACCTTCACCCTGTGCATTGCGACCAGATATTGTAGTTGGCGAATCAGAATTGTTATTTGTTCTTTCTGAATCTCTTTGGCGATCCCCTGCTAAATTTGCTCTAGCATCAGTTGCTTGTCTTGGAGACATAACAAATGGAGTATCTCCATCTGCTCTTAGTGGCAAGTCTAACATTTCACGAGCCTCGTTTGGAGTCATAACCTGAGTCTTTACATATCTTTCAAGGATTTGAGATTGTGCAATTTCATCGGTTAGGGTTAATTCGTTAAACTTAAGTTCAAGAATATCTGTCTTTTCCCTTATAATTTTATTTACAACCTTCTCTAAATGTCTTTGTGCTGGGCGAGAAACCTGTTCTTTAAATGTGCGGTCTTGAGAAAGTGCTGCTGCAATGCCTCCAGAGTCTGCACCACCTAGTTTTGAAATAGGAACTTGATGAGCAATTAGGATATCATCACGGTTTTGTTTGCGATACTCTTTAAATGAGCCGTCCTGAATGCCGTTTTCAATTGGCTCCATCTTAAACTCAACCTTATTACCTTCTGTGTCTCCAGGAAGAGGAATATAAAGAGTTCTATGTGACTGAGCCTTAAGTCCAGTTTGTAAAAATCTAAACATCTTATCTTCAGCATCCCCTGAAAGTTTTGCACCCTTTAGGGTTACAACATATCTTGGAACAGCCTTGTTTTCAAAGTAGTCAATATTATATTGAGATGCAAGTTGATCTCCAATAAGAGATGGCATTGCTGCAATAATATCTGGAACCCCATAAAATGTATTTAAAGGTGAGTATTGTTTTAAATGAATTATCTCATTAGGCCGTGGATCTGTGCCTAAAGGATTTGCATTCTTTGCTCCAAAATTTCTAAAGTAAACCACCTTTTGACCAATAATCTGGACAAACCCATCACGCAAGCGTCGTATACGAACAGTTGTTGCTGGAATATGGCCAATATAACCAATTTCTCCAGCGGTTGTTCTACCTATTTCAATGAATCCATTACCTGTTGCCTGAAGATCTGTGTAAACCTTTTCCATTGTTTTTGTAAAACTGTCATCATCATTTAAATTTTCTAGCCAGTCACGTACTTGAATCTTGGCTCTTTCAATACGACTACGAGCACGGCTTACCGCACCTGCATCGTCGTTCATTTCAAACCTTAATAACGTTCTATCTGAAATATCAAAGCGATATCCAAGACCAACAATGTTTTCTACTTTAGCGTCAATAGCAGCATGGTTGGCAAAAGATGTGTCATAGAAGTTGGCTAATTCGTACATGTTATATGGAGGGGTGATTACGTCAAACAGTCCGTAACCATTTCTATATACCGTGCCTGGATTGATTTGTTTAGATCCCGCATTTACTCCCGATGGAGTTGCGTTTGCTGCGTCTAGGTATGCTTCATTAAATTCTGGTGCAGCATATTTTGTTAAATTACGAGTTGTTCTACGACGAAAGTTTTGGTCAAGCCCAACATAATCTTTTAAAACATCCCAAGTTCTGTTAAAGGGATCATGCGATTTAAAGATGCTGTCTTCTTTTTCTTCTGTGTTAAGACTTGCACGGATATACTGTTCTTCACTCATCCATAGCCCCTCTTCCATGTTTTTCTAATGTCTGCTGGGCTGCATGCCAAGCGCCTAAATCATTCATTGAAGGGATCAAGCCTTCTTTCATTCTTGCTTTTTGTTCGGAATACTCTTCTTCACTAACTTGAGTCAACCCTGGAACAAATACCGCTTTGCCAAGTCCATCATCTCCATTGTGTATTGCAACCTTTTTTAATTCTGCAATTTTTGTAAGATCTCCACGGTCAGACGGTATGTTTAAAACTGAGCCTTCGTCGTCTGTAAACCATTTACCAGCGGATGTCTTATATACGTAAAGACCCCAGTCGTAGTGCTTATCTATTACCTGACGGCGTACATTTTTAACATAAGGCTTACCAGTTTTTGGATTAATTAAGGATTCCATAACCATAAGTATATCAGACTATACTGGTGTGGAGACGTTGGTTGACCACTCTGTACCTGCATATATATTTAATTTTTCAGGCTGATAGACCAGTCCCTCTCCGTCATCAACAATTATTTTATTTGTGCCTATATATGTTTTATAAATATCTGAGGGATTAATTCCATAGAACTCTGATGATCCTATTACTAACATTCCATCCCATGTAAAGTTACTGGACCAAAACTGCCAATCATTTGTTGCAATACCGTCTGTTAGTGCCTGAAACCAAGTTCTTATTGTCCTACTTTCAACCTCTAATAGGCTGTTTGCCTGATAATATGCAATGTTATTAAATAATACTGGCCCCGTTAAATTTATGCTTCCAAGATATGAATTATAGACAAGAGAGGTTAAAAATGCTACACCTATTGAGGACCACTCCTTAAGAGATAAGACGGGCTCTCTTACCAGACTACCATTTAAATAAAATCCAACACCATTATAAGGAACACCGTTTTGATTCAAAACAAATATCCTACCTCTATCTAGGTCGGGGCTGTTTGCCTGTAGGTAAAATTTAAGGGTTCCGCCTTTATGGTTAATTTCAAAAATCTCTGTTGCGGTTATTGGAAATGTGTCCTGATCATATCTTAACCACAATTGCATAGCGCTTACTTTATAGGCTGTTGCCAATTCTTTGTTAATTGGAAGATTTAGTCCACGATTTTCTAAAATATCTATTTCACCACGTACTTCAATTCCAGATGTTTTTGTTAAATATAGATATGGGGTGCTTTCTTTATATATGCTAAACGGATTTTTAGATTTGTAATCAAAGTAGATTCCGTTTTTTTTATATGGAAATAAGTCTACTCCAAACCTTGTTCCTACTGGATTAAAGGAGTTATCATTAAATGCTTGAGAGGCCAACTGTAACTTATTTAATAGGATTGGCTTAGTCAAAACTCCACGACTGTTAAATTCAAGACTATAGACAATTGCAATTTTATTAAAGTCTGTGGTTTTAATTGGGTAAATCAATGTATTGTTTAAAATTTCAAACTTTGTTGTTTCCCAGTTTTCGTAGTTATTTAAGTCAAGTATTTTGTATTCACCTGGTGGTTCTTCATTAGCAAAAGAAGTAGGAATGTTTGCACCATCCGCAACATATTGAAATGTTGCATAACTTTTTATTTGTGCGCCATCTGTATTATAATACGAAGAGGACGTTCCAGACTCTTGCTGTAAGGTGGTGGTTGTTGGGTATCCCAAGTTAAATTGTAAAAAATCTATTTCATAAAATTTTTCATCATTGCTATTTTTTACAAATTGAGCAAAGTAAGAAAGAGGTAGGTAATCTTGCCAATACCCTGCAACCCCTATGTCTAAGAAATACTTCTCATACGCCTCCGAAGGAAGGACTGTGTAACTGGCTGTGTGATCAATTAACTGCTGTCCTTTGTCTAATTCAATAAAACCGTTTGTGTCAATATAGTCTGTTATTTTTGTAGAATTTAAAGTTGTTCCCAATCCAATAGAATAAAGTCTTCCTGTAAAGGTATAGTCTCCAGAATTATCTCCACAAACATACATTTTTAGTGAACTTTGATTTCCAAAAAAAGAACTTATATCACTGCCAAATTTTTCTGATAATGTTTTTATGTTAAATCCAACTGCAAAAAGACTATTAGCAGTTATTGTTGTAGAGGTAGATAGGAGTTGAGTGGTTCCGTTATAGGTTAAAGAATATTTAATTAAATTTCCGTCTTTAAGAATTGTAAAATAGTTATTGTTTAAAGGGTTATATATTTTAAATAATATCTCATTTGATGCTAGGTTGTGAGAACTAAAGACTCCATAACAACTCTCAACTTCACTTGACAATAAGTTAAATCTTGAAAAATTAATATATGAATCAACGGAATTCCAGGTATTATTAGGTCTAAAGGACAAAAATTTATCAGTAATGACGGGACCAGACTCGTTATCTTGTGCGTCTTTGTTATCATCATATAGTTCTTGCAATGTTTTAGTACCTAAAAATATTTCTGGTAAAGAATATTCTGGCGTTCTTAAACTTGTTTGAGTAGTTGCTAAGTTATCAAAACTTCCTTGATCCCAACCAGCAAAATCTGGATAATTATAGTTAGCAGTGTAATTTGCAAATGGATAATCTACAAAAGCGGTTGTTCCTCCATATGATGAGTTTATTCCTTCTGCAGAAACAACTCCTTGTCCATAAACCCACCTGCGTTTTGCAATTGTAATTGGAACCTGATAAGAATATACGGCAACACAATCAATTTCAAAAGGATACACAGTATTGCTTGCATAGAATCCTACCCAGTCTTGACTATCTCCGATATTATCAAGTTCTGCTGGAAGAGTTAAATTAGCAGTATCTAAAGATAATGATAAAACTTCTTCACCATTAACCAATAAAGATGCAGAATCTTTAATTAAACGAATATGAATAAGCATTGGTCTAAACCACTCACCAACGAAGTGTGATGCAAACTGATCACCAATAACTAATGTTAAAAATCCATCTTCAACATACAGGCCATCTTCGGATGCTATTGGTCCAAATATTTTAAATGGTGTAGATGTGTTTACTGCTATTCTTGCCCAGAACTCAATTGTATAATCGTTATACTGTCCTTTTTTATTTAAAAATCCTTTACCTGGAAGTATTAAAGATGCTTCAGTATTTGGCTCTAACCTTGTCACTCCGCTTGCACCGTAAACTAAAGGAATGCCAGCATTTTTACACTTTAAACCACCTTCAGTAATATAGTATCCAGAGTCTTCTGCAACTCCATATGCTTGTGCCTCTACTGCATCATATCCGCCATAGATGCTTATTGTTGCTGGAACTGTGGTTTCTGTTATTCCATTTAGAGAATATGTATTAAATTCTTCATTCCACTGCCCAAAAGTAATACCATTTATATAAAATTCATTATCTGCTGATGTTCCTGAACCTTCAAAAATTTTAATTTTAATAACAATTCGTAATTGTGCAGAAATATTTGGAATTTCAAAAGTCTCAGAAATAAATCCCCACTTTTGATAAAGTGTGCTAGTAAAGGTTTTTAAATTTTGGACTATGGTTGAAGTGGCTGGGTTTGTATATTCATAGCCTATAGAAACACTCTGCAAATAAACGCTATTTGAGTAAAAGTATGATCCAATAGTAAATGTTGCAAGATCTGCAAGAGTATTAATATTAAGAATATTTGGGCTAATGACTGATGATTCAAGTGTTTCTGTTACTGGAACGTTAACTCTAATTCTTGATAAATGACTATCTACAAATGGCTCAGTTAAGTCTTCTGACGATGTTGCAGAGACGCAGTTTGTTTTTGTCCACAGCGTTGTAAGATTACGTTGCGCTTCAGTAATTAAACTTTTATAGTCAAGAGTGTCGTCTAATGCCCACAAAACTAGCGGATGCTCAGAATATACTTTTTCTGCATATAAATTTGATGGGGTAGACATATTTCTCCTATCCCCTTATTATAGCAGGATGAAGACTAATATAGTTTGATTTCGCAAGCGTCTGTTGAGCAATACTTTTCAGACTCTGCATCAAGGTTATCCTTGCCATCATAAATAGCAGACCAATCAATTTTACCAATTTTACCAACATAAGAGTTATACTCTTCTCTTGTAATGTTTGTATATGGTTGTTGAGGATAAGTTTTATTACCCATAGGTAAAAATGAAACTGCCTTTAATTGACCCTCATACATATGTAATGCTGGAGCAATATGTTTAGTCTCAGACTCCTTATCAAATGATAAAGTTACAGATACTCCATTATCAGACCAATACTTTTGAGCAGTAGCAGCCAAACCAATTTTTTCAAAAAGACTTACATCCTTCTCAGAACGAGGATGTCCAGATGCTACTGGGAAATATACTACTGAAGTGTTTGCTGATACTACGTCATCTTCAATTTTATACCCTGCCGCTTTAAATAAATGCACCATTGGATCTGTATTACCAAACCTTATAGCACGAAGATAGAACTCTCCTCCTGGACCCCAATGGACTCCTGGTGTTGCACCAGATAACAATGAAACAGATCCTGAAGGTTTGACGGTAGTTACACGAATTGATTCACGTACACATAACCATTCTGAATAGGTATGATCGTATGAGCGAATCTTTTGATACCCCTCGTCCATCCACTCACGAATTACTGGCATACCTTTTTTATCTGCAAAAGATGCAATACCAGTAAGCGATGTTCCAATACGACGATTACGTTGCATAATTCCATTTGTAACTTGCCAATGTGTTGGCATAAGCGTAACGGTTTTACCGTATAAATAAGCAAACTTTAGCGTACGTAAAAAGTCTTCTTTATCTTCATGACGATTTAGATGAACTTCTACAAGTGTGCATAATTCATAACTTTCTAATGGTTGTTCAGCGCATGGGTTGAATCCCATAACACGAGAATCTTTATAATCTGGAGCGTCAGCCAATCTTCCATAATCTCTAGCAACATCTAGCCAAATAAATCCTGGCTCACCATTGTCTGCAATTAAATCAACATAGTCTTCATACTTTGTTCCAACTTCTGCAGAGATAGAATTATTAGACATCCAAGCCCATCCTGGATTCTCTGAATCAAATGAGTTTCTATCTGGAAAAACCTCTGCATTTTTTAAATTAATAAAATCTTTATCTTCAGCATTTCCTAAAGCCAAAGTAGCGGAACGACGAACATTACCAGAAACAACGCATGTACCAATAAGGTTTACAATGTCTACTATTGCACGAGAATCAAGAGTTTCTCCTGGTCTACCGCCAATTACCCTGTCTATCTTACTGTGTAGTGCAATGAGTGGTTCTGGACCGCTAGCAACCCCACCAAAGCCCTTTATGGGTGCTCCTAGTGGACGGATAAGGTCATAGTTAAACTTCTGTATAGCCTGATTAGGTCGTAGGTATGAATTTAAAAGCATTCTTACTGAGTCAACCCAACCTTCACGAGTATCTGGAATATCCCATACATTTTCTGGTTCTGTTGGAGCATAGATAGACATTTCTTTATCTTGACCGACGGTATCAAACCCTACACCTATACCAAGCATTAATGCATCCATAACCCAAGCAAATAATGCTCCTGGATCATTACGATCAATATCACGAGTAGAGACCATAGCGCAGTTCTGCAAAGAAGCAGAGTTACGTTTTTCCATAGTCATAGGGGTTCCAAATGCCCAAAGACCACGACCTGGTGGTGTCCACTTTAATTCAAACATTCTTTGAAAGGCTTCTTGGGCAGACTTCTGAGCCTTGTTATCGTTCCATGGGAGGCGATTATCTTTAGCATGGTTTTTTTGTACAGAGTACATTCCTTCAATTACCCGCTTGCAAACCTCATGCCATCTTTCTTTTGTTCCATCTTCTTTCATCCTAGAGTATGTGCGTATGAAGGTAATCTCTCCTAAAGAGTTTGACCCAGCATCTGAAAAGCCAAATGGGGCTGGTACCTCAGTATATTTATTTACAAACTCATCTGACAAACGAAAAGAAAAGATATCTGACACTTATGTTCCAACTTTCTATTAATAATATAAGTACTTTGCAGAATCCAAAGTAGTGTTAAGTATATCATAGAATTAAAAAGAAAAACACGCTTGTTTAAGGCGTGTTAATCTCTAGTTAAGAGTTAGTGCTTTGTATTTTAGTAAGCACCCATAATTATAATTGCTTCATCTACTCCTGCTGAAGCAGAGGCAAATGATAAAATTCCAGAACCATTTGTTGTTAAGACTTGATTGGCAGTTCCATCTGCTGAAGGAAGTGTCCAAACCTTATTTGTTGTAACAGTTCCTGGAGCCTTAAAACCAACATAGTGACTTGAGTCTGTATCTGCTAATCTAAGTTCTGCTGTAGCATTAAGAGTAAGTGCTGTTGTTGCTACTGCACTTGCTAGTGTTTTATTTGAAAGAGTTTCAGATACATCTTTAAGAGCAGTTCCATTAATAGAATATGACTTGCCAGAAGCAAGGTTGATGTGTTCTGATGAGGTCCAAGCATCTGTAGCGTCTACCCAGTTAAATGTCTTATCTGATAGGCCTTTTAGTGTTATACCGCCACCATCAGCAGTTACATCTGTAGGGGTTGCTGTATCTCCAAGAACAATATTCTTATCTTCAACAACTAAGTTAGTTGAATTAAGGTTTGTCGTAGTTCCGTTTACTGTCAAGTCCCCAGAAATTGTTAAGTTAACTGCTGTTGCAGTTCCTGTGAATGCTGGTGCTGCAAGTGGAGCCTTTAGGCCAAGTGCTGTATCAAGTCCTGAGATTTTAGATGTTGCAATGGCAGCAGCAGAGTTAATGTCTGCATCTACAATTGTGTCATTTGCAATCTTTGCTGATGTTACTGCAGAATCTGCAATATCTGCAGTTGCAATAGTTCCATCAAGAATCATTGTTGAAGTAACTGTGCCTGATGGCAGCGTTACAGTTCCTGTAAATGTAGGTGAGGCAAGTGGGGCAACTCCAGTTAAGGTATTTGAAGCAATGCTAATAGTCTTATTTGTAAGTGTTTCACTACCCGCTAAAGATGCAAAGTCAGCATCCGTGACGGCGGTATTGAATTGTGCTAAAGTTCCTGATACTGTATTTGAGCCAAGAGCAACTGTCTTATTTGTAAGTGTTTCAGATCCAGCAAGGGAGGCTACATCTGCATCACTAACTGCAGTGTTTAACTGAGCGAGAGTTGATGTAACTGTGTTTGAAGCAAGTGAAATTGATTTATTAGTAAGCGTATCTGTAGTTGCACGTCCTACTAATGTGTCTGTTGCATCTGGAATAGTTACTGTTCTATCTGCTGTAGGGTCTGTTACTGTAAGTGTGGTTTCATAAGAATCGTTTGTTGCACCTTCAAAAACAAAAGCAGTTTTAACAGCAATTGTAGTTGAATCAATAGTTGTAGTAGTTCCTTGAACTGTTAAATCACCAGTTAGCGTTAGTGATGTACCAGATGCTACTCCAATATTTGGTGTAGTTAAGATTGGGCTTGTTAAAGTTTTATTTGTAAGAGTTTCTGTTCCTGCAAGTGACGCTACATCTGCATCAGATACTGCAGTATTTAACTGAGCGAGAGTTGATGTAACTGTGTTTGAGCCAAGTGAGATTGATTTGTTTGAAAGTGTGGTTGTTGATGATGCTGTTAATGTGATATCACTTGTAAGTGCTACAGTTCCAGTAGCGTCTGGAAGAGTGATTGTTCTGTCAGCAGTTGGGTCTGTTACTGCAACGGTAGTCTCGTAAGAGTCAGCAGTAGCACCTTCAAAAACAATGCTTGTACCAAAAGCAGGGTTAACAGTAGAGTTAATGTCGGAGAAGTAGTCTAGGCTTGTCCAGTTATTTACACCGTCACCAATTTTAAATTTATTTGTATCTGATTCCCAGCCCATTTCACCAGCATTTAATACTGGTCCTGCTCCTGAGTTTGTAGAGATCCACTGCGCTGCAGTTCCTCTACGCTGTTGCATTCTGGTTGCCATTTATTACTCCTTATACTTAGTTATATTATAACAGATAATTAGTTAAAGTTATCTGTTGCTGTACCACCGTCATACGTTGCTTCAAAATCTGTAGTGTTGTAAAGTCCAGCACTTACAAGAACGCCAGGCTCATAATAAAACCCAGCATCAATAAATCTACTTACAACCAACCCAGTTCCATCAATTGCTGTGTCATGAATATGGTTAGGCAATATTTCAGAATCTTCAAGGGTAGCAATTGCAATCCACTCACTATTGTAGTATACGTGAATACGTTCTGTTACTGTATCAAACCATAAATTTCCATTTGCTGGAGATCCTGGCTGTGTTGTTCCAATAGTTGGTGATCCAACTGCTGTATCTACATATAGTTTTGTTGTTGCATGTGTATCTAAGGTAGGAGTGGCAACTGTGACTGTTGATCCAAAAGTTCCGCCATCGGCTACAATAATGCCGTGCTTTACTCTGAAGTCTTTATTTACTGTTGCCACTTATAACCTCTATTCTAGTTATACTTCAATATAAATCTTGTGTACTTTAACAGCGGTAGATGCTGATGCACCAGTTACCTGAAGAAGAACGTTTCCACCACTGTAAACAGCGTTAGTTGTTCCTAGTTCAGCATTGCTGATTACATCTGCATACTCTGTTAAGTAAACGTTGTTTGATCCATCAACTGTAACAAGTAACTCAATTACTTCAATATCACTACCTTTTATCATCTGTACAATATATTTTGCAGATCGGTAAGTGCTTGTTGACCATGAGTCAATTGTAGTTGCTGAAGTTCCAGCAACGTTTGCTGCAGAACCTATTAGTGCATCGTCAAGTGTAATACTTGTTGCTGTTGCTGCACCAATGTTTGGTGTAACAAAAGTTGGACTGTTAGTAAATGCTACTGTTGAAGATCCTGATTCATCAGTTAATGCTGATGCAAGGTTTGCAGAAGATGGAGTTGCAAGAAATGTTGCTACGCCAGTTCCAAGACCAGATACACCAGTTGAAATAGGTAATCCAGTTACGTTTGTCATTGTTCCAGACGCTGGAGTTCCAAGTGCTGGAGTTACCAAAGTTGGACTCTCAGCAAATACTAGTGCGCCAGTTCCTGTTTCACCAGTTACTGCTGCTGCTAAGTTGGCACTAGATGGTGTAGCAAGGAATGTTGCTACGCTAGTTCCAAGACCTGAAATACCAGTTGCTACTGGAAGACCAGTTGCATTTGTTAAAGTTCCTGCTGATGGAGTTCCAAGATCAGGAGTTGTTAATGTTGGTGATGTTAGTGTCTTGTTTGTAAGAGTTTGTGTACCTGTTAATGTTACTACAGTTGAATCAATATCAAGAGTGTTTCCAGTCTTGTCTAATCCTGTACCAGCAACAATTTGTCCAAGACCAGTAAACTGGGTAAAGACAAGTGATGTAGTACCAATTGTAATTGCACCGTTGTTTGTTAATGTAAATCCAGAGTCAGCATTTACTGATCCTTCTTCTACGAATACCGCAAAGTTTGAAGTAACTTCAGCACCTGTATCTGCATCAATTGAACGAGTTGGTGCTCCAGAGGATGCTACTACATAAATACCGTTTTCTGAAGCGGTTGATTGATCTTTAACAAGAACACGGTTACCTGTTGCAAGAGTTACACCGTCAAGAACGTCTCCATTTTCAAGAGCAGAAGCAAGTGTTACGTTTGCAGTTGTTGCTGCACGTACGGATGCTTTCCAGTCAATTCCTTGAACTGTTGTGTCTACATAAGATTTTGTTGCTGCATCTTGTGCAGATGTTGGCTCTCCAAGACCTGTGATTTTGTTTGTACCCATTGCAATTGCGCCAGACATTGTACCACCAGCAAGTGCTAGTTTGTTACCAAGGTCTGTTGTCAATCCTGAAATCTTTGATTGATCAATTGCTGCTGCAGAGTTAATGTCTGCGTTTACAATTGTATCGTTAGCAATCTTTGCTGAAGTAACTGCCTGATCTACAATTTTTGCTGTTTCTACAGAATCTGCAGCAAGTTTAGCAGCGGTTACGTTAGCATCTGTAATTTTTGCTGTAGTCACTGCACTATCTGCAAGTTTGCCAGTAGTTACGTTTAAATCTGTAATCTTTCCTGTAGTCACTGCACTATCTGCAAGTTTGCCAGTAGTTACGTTTAGGTCTGCAAGTTTACCAGTAGTTACGTTTAAATCTGTAATCTTTCCTGTAGTGACTGCACTATCTGCAAGTTTGCCAGTAGTTACGTTTAGGTCTTTAATCTTTAATGTTTCAACTGAATCTGTAGCAAGTTTTGCTGCTGTTACTGCAACTGCTGCAATTTCTGCTGTGTCTACTGCTGAATCTGCAATCTTAGCATTTGTAACTGAGTTTGCAGCAAGTTTTGCATCTGTTACGTTAGCATCAAGAATCTTTACAGTTGTAACTGAATCTGCAGCCAATTTTGCTGCTGTTACGTTTGAGTCTGTAATCTTTGCTGTTGTAACTGAATCTGCAGCAAGTTTAGCGTTAGTTACGTTAGCGTCAACAATCTTTGCTGTCTCTACAGAATCTGAAGCAAGTTTTGCTGCTGTTACGTTAGCGTTTAAAATCTTTACAGTGGTTACTGAATCTGAAGCAAGCATTGTTGCTGAGACTGTTCCAGTATCACCAGTTGTAACTACAGTGCCTGTTACGTTAGGAAGCGTAATTGTATTATCTTGAGTTGGATCTACTACTGCAAGAGTTGTTTCATAAGCATCTGCTGTTGCACCTTCAAATACAATACTTGTATCAAAAGTACCAACGGCTGCTGGTGCTGCCCATTTTAAACCACTTGTTTCATTTGAATCTGCTGTAAGAACATAGTTATTTGTTCCAGCGGCAAGACGAACTACTGTGTCATCTGCGCTACCAACAATTAAATCACCTTTAGCATCAACGATGCCTGCTGTGATTACATTTTTTCCATTAACGGTTGCAGTTGATCCCTCAACTATCAGTCCCGATTTTACTCTAAAGTCTTTTGTTACTGTTGCCATCTTTTATCTCCTTGGTTAGGCCTTTAATCCCATACGCAAATAGCGTAGAGTTATAGGTGTACTTCCCCCCACAGGAACCACAGTTAGTGAAACTGTGTCTCCAGCCTTTGAAACAGAGATGGTGCCAATATTCCCATCATTTTCAATAGTGCCATATTGACTAACAGATACATCTGATCCATCATTCAATATTGTTAATTCTGTAACAGAGTACTTATTTGCACCGCCTGCTACATGCTTGAGTGAGATCATATATTTCATTGATCTAAACTCACTTGATGCAAAACTATCAAATACTGTTGAGTTCTCAATTCCATTAATTGTTAACTCGTTATTGCCGTCTGATCCAAGATCGGTAGACCTAGCAGAAGTACTATCAATTAAATCTATATAGTTTTCCTGAGTTGGTCTATCGCCTGTCTGAAACAGGGCCTTTACGTTGGTGGTTGATATCTTTGCCATGAGGTTATTATATCATTATGTTAAAGAATATAATTAGAGAAACCAATTATCTGAATACCAATTCCAGGAGGATTTGCTGGGTTGTATCCCTCAATACCAATGTTTGTAAGTGTAAGCCTAAAAGGCAAAACTGATGCTGGTGTAATAACTTTTGCATAGTCTACTTTTTGAAAATTTGACGGTATTGGTTTTAAATCAGAAACTGCGACGGTATTAGTTAATGTAGCAATAGCAAGAACTGCACCTAAAGCAACATTAGATGCTGTTGAGTTAAAGGGTTTTATATTTGAGAGGGTTTTTGTTGGTTTTATATCTTGAAGAGAAACAGGGTTTGATATATTGCTGATTGTTGTAGTAGCCATTTATTAACTCTGATCTGTAACTTCGCCTATCATAATCATTTCACCTTGACATACCGTCCAAACACGATTAGCATCGGTTAACTGAACATCAAATACATCACCAGTTCTTAGTTGCTTAGATTGTGCTGGGGATAAAGTTACTGTGAATTCTCCTGCATCATCAAATACTGTTGCATATGGAGTTATACTAAATATTAGGTCGGTTCCGATATTATCTGAATACCGTCTAAAATCTGCTTTGATATCCCAGCCAGTAATATCTCCGCTTTCATCATTTGTATAATCTAATTCATTTCCAAGATCATCTTCTACATAAATTCTAAAAGATGCACTATCTCCAATAACAACTGTCCAGTTAACTAATGGTGGAATATTTCCAAGACTGTACGTTGCTGGAGCCGTTGGTTGAGGCGTAATTGCAGATTCATCGGGGTTTCTATATTGTGCCATAGTTATATCATTATACCATTAACTAATATAATATTTAAAGTATTTTTATATTTTATTGCCTTAACTTGACCAAAGAGCCAAATTAGTGTTATAATTAATACATGCTACCTATTGGTAGCATTTGTTCTCTAGGAGGTATTCTACAATGAGAGAAGCAAATGTTTGGCTAGGGGTATTAACGTTGGTTATTTGCAGTACCGTCTTTTCGGCTTCAGCAAATGCAACAAATGAAAATAACTTACTAATTAAGCAATCCGTGAAATCTGCCACCCAACAGGTGGCTTTTTTGGTTTCTAAAGACAAAAAATTAGAAAAGTATGAAAATGCTCATAATTTGACTGATGGGCAGTTAGTTGATATGTTGCGTCAGGTTGGGTTTGAAGGAAAGGCTTTAAGGTCTGCTTGTGCTATTGCAAAGGCAGAATCTAATGGTCGTCCTCTTGCCTTTAACGGCAATGTAAAAACTGGAGATAGTTCTTATGGAGTATTTCAGATCAACATGCTTGGAGAACTAGGGTCAGATCGTAGAGATAAGTTTGAGTTAGACTCAAATGCTGAACTACTAAATCCAGTAGTAAATGCACAGATTACTCTACATATGACTAAGGGTGGAAAAGACTGGTCTGCTTGGACTTCCATAAATGGAACACGGTATCAAGAGTGGTACAACAAATATCCATGTAAATAACAATTAAATAAAAAATCCCCCTTGGCTATATGCCTTGGGGGTATTTTTTTTTATATTTTTTATTAAGGATTAGAACCAAGATCAATTTCTGGTATATCAAATAAGTCAAAATCATTTTTTTCTTCATTCCATAGAGGGAATTTACGAAGATCTTTAAGTCCTGTTGGGTATTGTTTTGGTGGAATCCATTCATTGTCACTGTTTAGTATCCAAGAGGCATATGGTTTTAAGATATTATCAACCAAAACAGAACCAACAATAATTTGAGGACTATCTGATTCAACACATTCTTTGCCAGTCATGTTTTCTGCTAGTTCTTTTGAATCTGCAACAATTAAATTAATAACGGTTGAGTTTTCTATAACAGCATATTGTTTCATTTAAAATCTCCTAACATATATTACGCCTTGTGATCCTGCGCCACCTGATGAGTTCGCACCGCCACCGCCAGCGCCATATCCTGTTCCTGCTGAACCGTTATTACCACCTGAACCGCCAGTTCCAATACCTGAGCCAGCGCCAGCACCTGGTGGGTGATTAACAAACTTTCCTCTAGCCCCGCCACCACCACCAGTAGTTCCAGCATTCATGGCTGAATTTACAACTATAGTTGCAGAGCCTGCCGCGCCACCACCATAAAAACAACCACTTGAGCCACCAGAGGCTCCGTTAGGAGAGCCACCAGAGGATCCTTGATAATTTCCGTTGGTGCCACCACCAGTTGCAGTAATTGCTCCAAAAGTTGAAGTTCCGTTAGAACTACCAACCATGGCTGTAGTGGTTCCAGTTAATTGAGCAATACCAAAAGCAATTCCACCTGATCCACCGCCACCGCCTGGATAATATCCACCACTTGAACCAGAACCACCACCACCAACTACTAAAGTCAGGGCATAACCAGAAGTACTTGATTCTGTATAGGTTTGAGTAGATGTTAATGTTTCTGTGCCAGCAGATGTATACGTAGGACTAAGAATTAAACCAGTTAACTGTATTGTTACACCAACACTTGATCCTGCTGCTGCATATAACATTACTCTGCTTGCATCAGTTGGAACAATTACACCAATAGTTCCAGAACTTGTAGTTCCACTTGCTATTGATGTATATGAAGCATCATAAAATGTTGCAGTTACGGCAATTGTGCTTGGTGAAGTAATTGTATAATTTCCTGCAGTTAATGTTGCGTCAACCAAGGTATAAAATGTGCCAGAACTTGTTAAATTTACTGCTTTAGATAGACCAGAAGCACTGGAAGAAGTTGCTACTGGAAATACTGTACTAGCCATTATGAAATCTCCACTCCGCTAATGTGGAATGTTACAGCAGTAGTTGATGCATAACCACTAACTAGTTTAGGGGTTGCATTTGCTGGAATAACCTGCTTTAAGTCAAAACCAAAAACAGAGTTTGCTGCAATTGAGACTGTTGGAATTATATTTATTGCATCAATTAAAATTGTTGCTGTTGATGTTGAAGCGGCTGTATTTGAAATTACAATATTTGTAACAACAGTCGTTGTTGATGTGTTTGGAACGGTATAAAGAGTTGTGCTTGAAGTTGCAGCAGCCGTTCTTGAAAGTGCTTTTGTTACTGTAGCCATTAATTACTACCTTTCTGTGGTATAGGATTATTATATCATCTTTTTATAAAGTATATAGACCCATAATAGTTCTAAGTTCTAGTTCTTCAACTAAGGATTGTCTTGCAATTGATACCCAACTTGATCCATCATAAATTTGTAAGGTATTTATAACATTACCGCTTGAATCTTGTCTTATTACACATATGGCTCCAGCGGTTGGAGAAGAAATTGAGGCGTCTCTTGCTGCTGGATTAAGATAATTATTTATACCTTTTTTTGCAACTAATGCTTCAAGCATTGTCACAGAAGATAAATAACTTTGTAGACCAGCCCATTCAAAAGTTCCAGATGTATCCGTCTTACCAGAAATGGCATACCATTTATCATCTGCTACGTTGTAGATATACCCTGGCTTTCCATCTTCATCAAAAGTTGTTGGCATTAAATCACCCGATTAAAAACGCTAGTATCGCCATTATAAACATACATCTCTATAGGGCTTGATCCTTTTTTAATCCAAATAACACCGTTAGCCAAACCAGTTGTTGGCTGTGTTGCAGTATAAACAGATGTTGCTGATATATATCCTACTTGTGCAGTAGCATCTTTGTCTACCCAAATATAACCATCTGGAATTGTATTAGAAAATGCAGTGAACGCAGCAGAAGTTGGTGCAGTTGTAGTTACTCTTGAACTATCTCTTGCTGAAACCTCTAGCGCAGCCTTTGTAGTAATTTGAGTTTGTAAACTATTAATTGTATAAGCAATTGATGGATTTAAAAGTTCTGTTGCATCTGTTTCTGCGGTATCAAAATCATAAGAGCCATAATGATACGCTCTTAGCGCATCTTGAATATCCGCATCATCTGCTAATGCTGGAATCTTGGTGGGTACTAAACTTCCTATATTTTCTACAGCCATTGGGTCACCTCTTTAAAATTATACCATTTTTATATTAAACTATAGAAATAAACAAATGGACCGTTTTACTTCCAGTAAGTGCTGACCAAGTGCCACCGCTATATTGAACTGCGTCAAAATTTATTACTAAGTTTGTTCCTGCACCTACTAAAGCAGGAATCTCCATTGATGAAGCAATTGGATTTGCTCCTTCAATTTGAAACTGAACATTAAAGTTTGAAGCGGTAAGTGGTGAACCGCTAACTGTTACAATGTTTGATATTGGAATGGTTGTTGATCCTGCACCAGATGTGAATGTGACTGCTCTTACAGATGAGTAAATTGCTGGACTTACTTTTAAAACTTCAACCCAAGTATTTGCACCAGCCTGGGAAATATATTGATACATATATCCATAATTTTCTCCTGGGGCGGTATTAATATACATATCATTTAAAATTAAAGTATTTCCAAATAAAACACCACTTGCTGTTAATGCATTGGGCTCTCCAGAACCAACAATAAACTTACTACCACGAGTTCCTTGTGGTCCAATGTCAATTAATAAGTCAATTGACTCTGGTGGTCCTATAACAACAACATCGTCAGTATTAAGTAGTACGTCAACCATTATGAATCATCTGCTCCAGTAATATCATCTACTACTGTTACAGTTCCCGTTAAAAGTGTATAAACTAATGTTGCGCCAGAATCTATTTGAACGTCATAAACATAACTTCCAGCAGTTAGCGCTTCTCCTGCGCCTGGTAGGATTGTACAAGTTACGGTATCTGCAGATCCATCAACAACAGCCTGCATTTCGTACTGAGTTTTACCCTCTCCTCTTGCATTAGCAACAGTAAAGTTTGCGCTATAACCTGTTAAATCAAAAGCGCCACCATTTGCAGTTTTTGGACGGATTACAAACTCATACCTATCGCCACGATAGTAACTAAAATTATAAGAACCTGGAAATGCCATTATTCCTCCTGTAACATTATACCACTAAGAGACTGATACATATATCCCTTTTAAAATAAAAGAGCCTTCGTTGTCAGTTCTAATTTGAGGTTGCCCTCCATAGTTTTTAATTTTATCGCTATTAATAAAGATGGTTTGACAATGTGAAATGTCATACAAGTATTGATATTTAAGTAATCCAACATACCCCATTGGAGAAATTTCTTCATCTCGCAAAAGAGTTCTTATCCAAACCTCTGTATTTGAAGTGTAGGTTTCTAAAGAAAAATCATACCGAATTTCTACTTTTGAACCAACCTTTAAGGTTTTTAAATTTATATTTTTTGCTGTTAAGTTTAATAGAGAAACAGATTTATTTGGCAAATAGGATTCAATGGTTTTTAATTCGTCTAGATCTAAGAAAAAACTTACCCAACCATCTTCGCCTCTTTCTGGACCTAGCCTATATTCTTGCGTACTTTTATTTGCATAATAAGCCCAGCCAGGATACTGACCAGATGGGCTATCATATCCATCCCCCGCCCTTCCTGGCTCCCCACGTTCACCCTGTGGCCCATGTCTTCCTATATCACCTTTGTCACCTTTGTCGCCTTTGTCGCCTTTAGGACCTTGTGGTCCCGATGGCCCAACTTCGCCTTTTTCTCCAGTAATTCCAGGTACGGCAATGTACTCTGTTGTTTTAACTTCTTGGATTGTTTCTAGATATTTTTTCTTTGGGGGAAAGTCCATGCTCTTAGCCATGACTTATCCTAACTACTTTATTTTGATTTTAAATATTTTATTGCCAATTTTTATTACTGGCGGAAGAAGTGGTGTTGGGTTTGATACTTTTACTATTGGCATTATAAACCTGGAGTCATATCACTTAGAACACATATTGTGCCTATAACTGGAGTCCAGACCGTGTCTGCATTTGGTCCACTACCGCCTTCTATAATTACTTCAAGATCAAACCTTAACTCGGCTGCCACTTGACTATAGCCAGTTCCCCAATCCTCTGTAATTGATGCTGGAGCAGTAATTGTTGCCTCATTATCATCAACGGTTACTGTTAAGTTATCTAATACATTTCCCATTGGATCATAGGCAGTTGCTCTAAAAGTCCAATTGTCGCAGTCAAATGGTGTTATTTCATCGTCTTCTAAAAACTCTACAAGCAGGGTTGCTGTGTCTCCACGGACTACTGTCCATTGAATATTTGCTGGCGAGGCGCCATATTTTTCTACTGTAGGAGCACACATGATAATTGATTATACCATTAAATAAAAACTGGACACCTAGACGCAGTGGGGTGGGGGTTAGAATCTAGGCGCCAGCATAAAAATTATAACACTATATTGGTATAAATAGGACATATCATAACAAAACGTTATAAAGGGTATAAATTGTAACAAAACGTTATAAACCAGGCATTAAAAGAATTGTTATACAATTGTTATAATCAATTCTGCATAAACTCTAAAAATCCAGAGTATTACAGTGTATACTTAAAAATATAAAGAATAAAGAATAACTAGCAAGTAAGTTTTTTAAAGTATCTTATATGTTATATATAAAGAAAATTATTTTTTAGAATGATCTTTAAAGTGTTCAAGCAAAAGTTCAAACAATTGGTCAGTTTTTTTCTCTAAGCGGTCAACGGAATCTTTTAAACTGGATCCTGAATTCGGCTTAAGTTCGTTTAAATAATGTTTTACGAGCCAACGAACTCCTCCGCCAACAATAGTAACTATTGAAAGAATTGTAAGTGTTAGTTTTGCCCAGTCGTCTACTGTCATCATTGTAAACAAATTATATCACTATTTGAGATTAAATTTCGGCGGGAATTAACAAAGCCGAAAATAGAGATACCAAACCACTATAAGACATAACATGTGTGACACACACAATAATGTCTAACTGGATGTAATATCTATGTTTGCTTAATAGCCCGATATAGGTTATAATTAATTGTGCTACATTCTATAAAGCAAACCCTTATTGAAGGTTTGACAAGTAAACTAAAAATACATCATAGCGTTTATCGTCTTCCCTGCACAAGTGAATTTCTAGAAGAACTCATTGCTAACACTTTGACTGAGGCAGGGTATATAAACGACTGGCAGCCCAATAGAAGCCATAGTATCAGTGTAGACATGTCTTTAGAGTCAGGCGAAAGTTTCTCTGTCAAATCGGGTGTATACGCAAATAACACACTAACCTTCTCTGGCTCCAGGCTAGGTAAATATCAAACCTTAGATGCCATGATATCTAGCGTAGTGGATAATAGTGCTGATTACTATGTGTGTCTTGCTAAAGCAGAAGAGGATTGGTCTTCTGTCCCCGCCGAAAATGAAAAGAAGGTTTATTATTTGTTTGTATTTGATGCTCAAACCTTGATATATGATAGTGGGGTTTGGAACAAAGTTCAAACCAAGTCTGGGGGACATAACTACATTATGGAGTCTATTGGTTTGTCTGCTAGAATTAATACTAGTATGTCGTCACAGTTATGGACCAGTGTTAATGAGTCTCTCATTGGTGCCCCGACAAAATTGGAGATATTGTAAAAGTGCAAAAAGAAACAGAAATTAAAAAATATTTTTATTTATCAGGATTGCAAAGGTCTGGAAATACACTTTTATCTGCCTTGCTTAACCAGCATCCAGAAATTTATGCAAGCCATCTTAGTCCAGTTTTAGACTATGCCTTTTCTGTTAGCCAAAATTTTTCAGATAACCCAGCAGACCCTAAATACACAAAATCTGAAAAATCAAAAAACACCATTAAGGGAATTCTTGACTCATATCACAAAGATATTAAAAAACCTATAATTTTTGATAGACATAAATTTTGGTGCACACACGAATCTGTTAACTTGATTAAAAATTTTATAAACACAAAACCAAAAATTATTATTACTATTAGAAATCCTTTTGAAATTACTGAGTCTGCAATTAAGAGTGGCTCAGATTATTTAGATAAAAAAATGACAGATGAAGGTTTTATATGGGACTCTGGATTATCTCTAAATGATAATAGAGCAAACTATTTATTGGGTGAAAATGGATTTTTATTGCAACTGAAATCTTTTCTATATGCTTCTTCTTTGACAGAAAACAAAGATGTATTTCATGTAGTTAAATATAATGATTTAATTTCAAATACACAAAATGTTATGGATAAAATATATGATTTTTTTGAAATTAAAAAATTTAACAATGATTTAAATAACATAGTATTAGAGGAAAAGGAAAATGACGAGGCCCTAGGTCTACCAAAAGATCTTCATAAGGTTTATTCAAAAATTGAGTTAAATAAAGCAAATCCAGAAAATTTCTTTTCTGACTATATATTAAAAAAATATAAAAATTTGAATAGTTTAATTTTATGAAATATATATTCAGCCAGGAATCCTACTGGGTAAGCGATAGGATATAATAATATATATGTTTAAAAATAAAACAAATAAGATACAGTTTATCAGTACTATTGAAGGTCTAGAATCCATAGAAGAGTGCTTGCCAAGACCTGCTAAACATTTTATTCCACAATGGTTTAAGAATATTCCATCTACAAAAATAGGGACCGTAAAAGACTGTCCATCTTTTCCAGATTATTTTTCTCAAGGCTATATTCTACCAATGTGGTGTGATACAAAGTTAAAATGTAATAATGATAAGTGGCTTGTGGAAACATCCACACCACTAGTTTCTTGGGAGCATCATGGCAATGATCAATTTATAAACTATACAAGTGCAAATTTTAATGGAGTTGATGGACAATTTGTTTTTAAAGCAATTTCTCCATGGAAAATTATAACTCCTCCAGGTTGGTCTGTTTTACAGTTACCATTATTTTATCATTTTAATAAGGATTGGTCCGTACTTCCTGGAGTTACAGATACAGATATAGATCAAACAATTAATCAACAAGTTTTATATCATGGAAATGGAAAAGAAATAACTATCAAAAGAGGAGAGCCTTTTGTTCTGTATATTCCTTTTAAAAGATCACAAAAATTAAAACAAGAAATACGATATCAAACAGAAAAAGATAAAAAGATATTTAACAAAACTGAATTTAATTTGCATTCTGCTTTTATGCCAAATGGAGTATATAGAAAAATGCAAAGAAAAAGAGATAGCAAAAACTAACTACTCTTCAAATGATGACTGAGTCTCCATAAGTTTATTAAACTTTTCTTCTTCAGAATTACCACATTCACAGGCATCACAACACTTTGTTGATTTAGTTGTTTCATTTATTATGTTCAAACCTTTTGGAGTATGTCTGTAAGGTGGTATAGGATATTTAGACTCCATGGTCCTCCATGTATTTTAATCGTTCCATGAGTTTATGGTGCTCTGGATCTTCAAGCATTTCTTTGATAGCATCTGTAACTTTTTGACTTGGCATACCGTCGTCATCTGCCATAGAGTCTTCAAGGTTGTCTAGAATAGCCATACCAGTGCTGCCAAACCAATTATGATGATAGAGATTAGGATTTGTTGTTTCATTTGCAACTACCGCAATAGTTATAGACTCTTATGTTTTCTTGGGCTACCCACATTATTTTGTTACAGCCAAAACAAGTCTTCATAGAGTATTGTTTTTCTCTACGGTCTTTGCGAATTTCTAGTCCTAGTAAGTACATATATCTATCTTACCATATTTTGGCTAGATTGACCACCAGGCATTATTGTTGAAGAAGAATCCAACTTTTTCCCTGTACTCTGCGTATAGTTTATTTTGTTTAGCCCAATCTGTATCGTGGGTGTCCAAACCACAATATCGGCATAGCCCAGGATTTGTGTATTTATATACGTGTTGGCACATAATAATATTATATACTATCAGCATGCCCCTTAGCAAATATATCTTTAGACTTTTTATAACAGCAATGATTTTAACATACATAAGCAAGTGGGCAATACAGGAAATACAGGTAGATTTCTTTACTACTTATCCAGAACTTAATCCAGCAAATATTTCTATACCCGCCTAAATCTGAAAAAATTTTCATTTTGAGAAAATCTGAATATTTTTCTTAGATGTATGATATGTAATTTTAAAAATAAAAAATAAAAAAAATAGTGAGCACACCACTCTGGATAGTGTGCCCCTAACAGCCTATGCCTCTTCTTTATCTTTTCTAATTAGATGAATAGAATAAATAAAAGCAATAGAGCCAATTAGTAACCATGTAGGAATTTCAATAGCGACTCCGTTAGGCCATAAGCCATTGATGTATAGAGAAAAATATTCTCTGTCAAATAATAGTTCTAGGTTCACTATGCTACCTGCTCAATCTTATGGACAAGATACTCAAATTTTAGAGTAGGCTTGCCTCCGTTTAGTTCATCAATTAGGGCGATGATCTCTTTCATGGTCTTAGCAGTTAGTCTGCCTTTGTTTAGGCTACCCTGCCAAATTGTGTAAGTGATTTTCATTTATAGTACTCCTTCGTTAGTTAGTGCGATACCAAATATCATTGTGATAAAAGATAGTGTAGAGATAATTAGTAATACTGTTAGCATTAGTCTTTATCCTCTCCAAACATTTCTACTAACGCCTTGTTAGCATTTTGTAAAGCCTCTATGGCTTCGTTAATCTTATCTATGTTGGAGGTAGTCATTAGCGACCCCCTGCTAATAGATAGGCTTTAGCATTGTCAAAACCCATTTGATTTAACAACTGAGCAGCACGAGTAATACTAATCTCAGGCTCAGGATAGTTAATAGATAGAGCAGATGAGCCAAACTCATCAGCGATTTCGTTATATATAGTGTTAGTCATTTTTAGACCTAACCTTTCTTTTACTAAGTTAATCACCTTGATTAACCTTGATACTAGTATCTTACCAGATACCGCTGACATTTTGGGGACTTTCCTCTAGTGTCGTGGTGTGAGATACCTCACTTAATTGCTACGCTCATCCTATTGCTAGGCTTATTTGGTAGGCTCATTGAGGCTATCTAATCTCTGACTCACTTATTTGCTAGGCTCATCCTCTTGTAGAGGCTTAATCGCTAGGCTCATTGAGTCTGCTTCTTTATTTTTTTGTATAATGGAATTATAGCAGAGATAAGCCTAAAAGTCAAGACGACACGCCGTGAATAACACGCATGTAATTAGTGATATGCACCACATGACAAATGGTGCAAATCGGACATTGACTCGGGGACCGACACGCCCGACCTCGTGATCAGTTATCCACATGACGCACATCACATTGAATTTTGAGCGTAAGTTATCCACATGACCTACATCACAAGACACAATGTCCATTTTGTCCTACTTACTGGTGAGTAAATGTCAGACCCCCCTGCTATACTTCTAGTATAAAGAAAGTTGAGAAAGGTTCTCAAACTAGAAAGGAATTCAAATGAATTCAAATGTAATAATCCAAGTGTGTAAATCACACGTTCCAAATAAGTCTGCTATCTCAGACGTTAATGATGAGCAATTCACTTTTTGTGAAATTTGCGAAAATAATATTGAGCGTTGGTATAACGATACTGACCCAGAAAGACTATCTATGTGGTCAGATTGGAAAGTGTCTAAATGATAGACTTTGTTAAACAGTTAGAATTAAATAACTACCTTGATGAAAATCAAGACCCTCTAGCAAAAATGCTAGATGAACTTATCTTAAAAGGAGAATATAAATGATAACTCTTAATTGTCGCTTATGCGATAACAAAGTTTCTAGCGATTTATTTGATGAGCAAGATATAATTACTTGCTCAAATTGTTGGGAGTAAATAAATGAAATCAGAATTTGAAAAAGAATTAGAAATCAAAGAAGAATTTGATCAAATGCTTGACGAGTGTTATCCAGACACAAAGATTGGTTATTTAACATTTACTGCTAGTGAAATTTTATTTAACTGCGACCCAATTGCTTATCGTGTTTGGCTTTCTGATTGGGAAGCAGATGCAGAAAGTAGAGGGGAATAAAAATGTTAAAAGAAATAAAAAATAAAATAATTCGTATTCAAGAATTGCGTCGTAGTAATGCTGCGACACCAATTCCAAATAAAAAAAAGTATTCAAGAAAAATAAAACATAAAGATAAATTGAAATAAAAAACCCGAGTTGACTCGGCGCAGACGGCGTGTCGCTTTAAGGACAATGTGTTTAAGATCACAGAAATTTTGTGGGGCATATCACACCGCTGAGCGTCTCACTATTTAAGATTACTGGCTAGTAGGTTGTAAATGTCTGATAATTTTGGTAGACTTACCTAGTAAGAAAATAACAAGAAAGAAGGTGCCACTAATGGCTACTAAACTATACACAATAGAGGATTTACTAATTGGTAAAACCTATCGCTCTAACTCAAGATTTTTTTCAGGTGAGATTATCTCTGCCGAAAAATCTGATGTTTGGTATGGAGAAAATACTCAAGCATATTTAATTGCTATAAATACTCCTAGCATAAAAAATAAATACGCAACAATTGCGGTGAAGGTAGGTGAGTAAATGATAAAAAAACTTTGTGAGTTTTGCTATACAAATACCGCTTATGCTTCTAAGCGTGGTATCCCTGCTATGTGCGATAGTTGTATCGTGCTAAATTGGAAGGTGGCTAAATAATGGGTTATGTAGAAATTTTCACCATGAATTCTGAGGGTGCGGGGTGGCTTGATCTTTCAGATATACCGCCTGAAACTCTCCTAGAGTTAGAAATAGGCTTATTTAACGAAGGGGCGTTGTGAGGTATCTCACACCCCCAATGTCCTAAATGTCCGAATTTGAATTTGATAATGTCTGCCAAACCTGCTAAACTTACCATATAAACAAACAAACGAAAGGTGGTCAGAAATGACTTATACTGTAAAACTAGAAACCTATAATGGGTCTGTAAAAAAAATCAACCTACCTTCTAAGGGTGCGGTTGCTCAATTCATAAGCACTTATCCAAACCAATTACCTGTTGGCGTATCTGTTAAATTATCTTGCGATATGCTTGGGGTTAGTGGCACACTTAGAGGAAAGGCGTTAGTATAATGATAAATTCTGTAATGTCTTTTCCTTGTGATGAGTGTAATGGTGTTGGTCTTGTCTTTTGGGGCAACGACCTTGACTATGATGTAGAAAAATGTAATTGTAGCGATTTTGCATTAGGCGATTTATTTACTAGCGGAGAGGCTAACTAATGACTAGAAAAGACTACATACAAACCGCAAATATTCTTAAAAGTTTTGCACAAGATATTCCGCAAACTATTTATGAGGATTTGGTAGATACTTTTGCTGATTGGTTCAAAGCAGATAACGAAAACTTTGATTTCGCAAGATTTGAAAAGGCTTGCGGTATTGACGAGATTGGATTTGTAAATGTTAACTAATTTAGATTTGCTTGCTGTAATAATTGCGCTAAGCGGTTCAATGTTGGTAATGTTTTTGTTTTATAAACAAAATGTTGCACAAGATAAAGAAATTCGCAGATTGCGAAATGAATTGCGTAAAGCGCTAAAAGTATAAATAAAAATCCTGGACACGATCTAAAACTGTCCGAACATTTGTTCTAAAATCCTCGGGGCGTTTTCCACAGGGTTATCCACAGGGCCATTATGTGGTTAAGATCACACTCCAGATTGTCCAGATTCTTCGTGTCTAATTGGATTTTGTCAGTCCAGTCTGATAGGATAAAGATATAACGAAAGGAAAACTATGTGTAATATTTGTTACGCTACAAAAAATAATATCAACATGATTAACTCTAATGTTGAAACTATGTGCGATAAGCACTATACTGATTGGTGTGCTGAAAAGGCTTTAGGAGAGGATTGGTATTGCTAATGGGAAAAGTTAAAAATGCCATAATGGAAATACTTGCTTGCGACATGTGCTACGGACAAGGTTGGCAATTTGCAGGTAATGAGATAGACTACGATGTATGGGCGTGTGAGTGTAATCCTTACAATATCCCTGCTGATGAATTATTTACTGCCCACGCTTTATTTTCTACTAAGGAGAACGCATAATGGAATATACTTATTCACTTACTACTTCATATGATGGAGAGTTAATTCATACCCTGCGAGTTAGCGATATGCTAGAGGCAGTCAATGCTTGGACTAAGTGTGTGGACTTTGGCGACGCTAAAGAATACGCAACCTACAACTTGTCAGACCCTACGGGTAAGATGTATACTAAGACCTTCTATCGCAACGGAAATGTGAGTGTGAAATAATATGGGTTCCGTAACAGCACTAGGTATCAAGGATTCAGTATTAGATTTAGAAACTCAGATTCTATATCACTTGCGTGGTAATCATTATCCACCAGTGCCTTCTGAAATGGTGCAACCTTGTATTGAGGCTATTGACGCTTACTATGATGAGGACTATGACCGTATGATTACCTTGCCAAAAGTAAATGACTTTCAGATTACTTGGCGTGGTCAGTCAGAAGCACCAGCAAAATTCATTGTTGATGGACACCACCTGCATTGGTTTATTGAGCCAGTAGATGAGTAAGGACTTGCAAGATAAGTTAGACGCAGTTGCACTAATACTAGAACCTATTCTATGGGAAACACTAGCAGAAATTGAGGAGTAATGTGATTGATCTAGAAAATGATGATACTATTCAGATTGTGGACTACGTAAAAGTTGATATCTTAACTGCAGGACAGTTAATGGTTGATGATTGTATTTTAATTGACGATGAGGTTGTGTCTATTGCAGATATAATTTCACTACCTGACGGATACACTTTAGAAGTTGTCAATGATTTTGGTGAAAGTGAAATAATTCAAGTTGGTGAATACGACCAATTTGATTTAATGATGTTGCTCTAAGAGGCGCCCGAGGGCGATTTGTCCGATTTGTACCAATTAAGGCGACTTGATATTTTTCCCATATTCTGCTAGAATTTTCATATGACAACACCACAACTAAAAAGATCACATGATAGAAAGGTTGCTAATCTTGTTACAAAAAATGGAAAGCAAGCCGCAATTGCGAACACATTCGGCCTCCCTGCTGGAAAGGCTTACTCATGCCCTGGTGCCACTAATATTTGTGAAAGTGTTTGCTACGCGGGAAAACTTGAAAAGTTATTCAAAGGAGTAAAGACTAACCTCCTACACAATTGGGAGTTATTGAAAGACGCAGATGAACCTACCATGGTTGATTTATTAGAAAACATGATTGCTGATTTTAAAAAAGATTGTGAAAAGAAAAATGCGCCATTGCTATTTCGCATTCACTGGGACGGTGACTTCTTTAATGATAAGTACACTAGAGCATGGCAATATATCATCCTTAACAATACAGATATAAAGTTTTGGGTATACACTAGAGTACAGTCTGCAGCACTAATGCTTAAGAATATTCCTAATCTATCTTTATACTATTCTACAGACAGCGAGAATAAAGAGATAGGCGTTAGTCTTAAAAAAGATCATGGCATACGCCTTGCATACCTTGCAAAGAATTTTGCAATAGGTCAAGCAGATATGAAAGAGTTATTTAATAAACCTGGCGCTAAGTGTCCTGAAAACTTAAAAGCCATTCCACTTATATCAAGCGCTGGCTCTGCTTGCGTTTCTTGCGGATTGTGTGTATACTCTAAGAGCGACATAGTTTTTTCATCATCTAAAAAATAGGGGTAATCTTGGAATTAACAATTCTAACTATCTTATTTGTCATGGTCTTATTCGCAGGTCTTGGGCATAAGTAATGTCCGTTTTGTCCGTTTCGGTATCGTGGTGTGATATACATCACAGATATCACATCTCAAAATATGAGATTATTAGAAATACGATTTGTATTTTTAGCCAAAAAATGTTAGACTTATACAGTAAGCAAAAACAACCAAAGGAGAACCATGTCAGTAGCAAACGCAATCTACAAAGTAGGAGATACCTACACAAGCCAAAAGTCAAAGGCAACTGGAACAATTACAGAAATCGTGCCACAAGCAAATGGTAATGTTCGTGTTAAGTTAGAGGTTAATGGCGCAACTCGCTGGACAACTTGGACAGCAAAGTCATAGTCTTAGCCTAGTGGCTAAATGTCCTGAGCATGACAACTAAAACTGCTCAACTCAAACCCCCATCAACTACACCAAACGAAAAGGAAACCAAAACAAATGGCAAGAAGCAAACCCATCAGCGTAAAAATCGCTACTGCTAAGGTTATTACAGCCTTAACAAATAGATTAGCAGAGTTAGAGGCTAACTATAAAAAGCAAGACGAAAACGAAGCAAAGTTCCAAACCGCAATAGAGGCTTGGAAAAAAGAATTATTTGTTTTTGCTATCGCTAATGTTGCTAAGGCAGAAAACCTACGCACCAACTATCGCTCATACAGCCAAAACCTTAATGTTGATTTTGATATTACAGTTAAGGAAGGCGAGTTCCCTAAAGAGCCTGAGCGTAATTTTGAGCAACTACATCAGCACACTTATCGTGAGCAAAAAGAGGAAATGGAAAACGCTATCCGTATCCTTAAAATGACAGACGAGGAAACAGTTAGCACTAGCACCTATAACGCTATTGCTCGTTATCTTTAATTAGATAATTAGGTGGGGAAGGGTAATTGACTTCCCCCCTAAAAAATGTTAGACTAAGTAAGTAAGCAAACCACCCAAACAGAAAAGGAAAATCATGACACTAGGCGGATACACATATCAACTAGGTGATTTATTCACCACTAGCAAAACTGGAATTACAGGTAGAATTGTAAAGTTCTCACCACTTAATTCTAAACTTACTAGGGTTTCATTACAACTAGCAAACGGCTCTCGTCGTCTTGCTATGGTAAGCACAACTAAATAATAAAAAATCCTGAGCATGATTTCAAACTGCTTTCGCCAGGCTGATTAGGGCGATCATAGAAATACTATAGAGCACAGTTCGCACTAACTGTAAGAGGTGTAAATTCCTAAGCATGAATCAAAAAGGCTTATTTTTAATTGCCCTGCAAAAATCCCCCGAGGCAACGTGATCTAAATCACATCTCATTATGTGAGACTAATTAAGAACCCTAGGCTTACAACTTGCATTTGTCAGTGACCGCTGCTATGATTAGATTAATAACCAAACAACAAGGAAGAGGCCCCACAATGTCAACCAATATCAGCGATGCAGTAACAATTGATAAACTAGAAGTACCGTACAACCCAAATCTTCTTGTAACGTACAAGGCTATTGCGGGAACATATGCTGCTCCTGAAGAGCCAACATATTTAACATCCAAGGTAACAGAACTTGAATGGGACCTTCATAGTGCACGTGCTAAAGAAGATTTATTGCGTAGCCTGCAGGGAACAGTAAGTCAACTTGAAGACAATATCGTAGAATGGTATGACCCTAACTATTCTAAAGAAGAAGTTCTTGTAGCGCTATGTGAACTCTTTGGTGTTAATCCAGTCAAGGAAATTGAAGTACAAGGTACAGTTTCATTCAGCGGAACAATCAGCGTCCCAATGTCAGAAATTGCTGACTTTGATTTAAGCAATGTTTCAATTGAAGCAGAACTTAATTCATATGACTACGACGCAGACTTAACTGTGGACGAAGTTTCATTAGAGGACCACTACTAAATTTGATAGGGGGCTATCAAAACTGGCGACGGTACAGCCAGTATAAATAAGGGGCCAAAGATCCTGAGCATGATTTAAAAAGGCTCTATATTTCTGCAGAAAAACTCGGGGGGCCCCAAATGTCCGATTTATACCATTTAAGAAGATTAAACCATTTTCCCCAGTCCTAGTTGACATTGTCAGTCATGACTGCTAGACTTAGTTAAAACAACCGAAAGGATAAAAATGGCTCATGATTTAGAAACTCAAAATGGCGTAGCAAGTTTTGCTTCATTTAGAGAACCTGCTTGGCATAATCTAGGCACAGTATTTGATACTGAAAAAAATACAAGTGAAATGCTTGTTGCTGCTAATCTTAATAATTGGAATGTTAGACTAGAGGATTTAGAAATCCCCACTACCCTAGTATCTGATAAACAATATCAATATGTTGTTCGCACTAACCCTACTGATAAATCTCAAACTGATGTTTTGGGAATTGTTGGTCAGCGTTATGTTCCACTACAAAATGAGGATTTATTTGCCTTTGGCGATAACATTCTTGATGGTGGTGGGCGTTGGGAAACCGCTGGTTCAATTAGTGGTGGGCGTGTGGTATTTGGCTCTCTTGCATTAGAGCGTGAAACCGTATTAGACCCTAATGGCGTTGCTGATGTTGTAAAGACTTATTTACTCATCAACACATCACATGATGGTTCAATCGCTATTCAAGCAAGCATAACACCAGTTCGTGTTGTGTGTGCTAATACTCTTAATGTTGCACTTAACCGCACACGCAAGAAAGATGGCGTTAAGCAATCTTTCAAAATCCGTCATACCCAAACCGCTGAGGGCAAAATTGCTGTTGCTCGTCAGGCACTAGGCATGGCTAATTCTTACATGGACGAATTTGATAAGATGGCTCATGCCATGATAGCAAAAGAAATCTCCGCACAAGATTTCAATAACATTATTCTTGCTGCTTACCCTAAGCCTGATAAAGATACTAAGGGTGCTGTAAAGAAATGGGAAAACAAGGTAGATATGATTAACGATATTTACACTGGTGAATTTAACGGAATGATTAGTGGTAATGCTTGGGGTGCGTTTAATGCGCTAACTGAGCGTTTAGACTGGTATCGTTCTGCTCGTAGTGCAAATGGCGAAAGCATGTTTGCTGCTGCTTCTGGATTTGACCCTGCTACCAATGCAGAGAAAAATCGTTTGCTAACTATTGTGCAAAATACTTTGCAACTAGTTTAGTAAAAAAATCCTGAGCATGATTTAAAACTGCTCACTATTTTGGTTCTGTAGCATAGTTGGTTAATGCGCTACCCTGTCACGGTAGAGATCGTGGGTTCAAGTCCCATCAGAGCCGCAAAGGGGCCCCGAGTTTGATAACATTTTTGTTATAATCTTATTACGTTGAAATGATATTTTTCCCATTTTCTCATTACGGATACTTGACATTTTTCCCAGTTTGTAGGATAATTAATACATGACCCTAAAAGTAGAAATCTATGAA